TGTTACGACCGTTCATCAAAGCCGCTACCAAGTTCGGATCCATCTTATTTCCGCCTATCAAATTGGCGAACATCCCCGGAATCATAGATAATAAACCGTTAGTGGCGCTTCCACTACCGGAACCCATACCGTCTAACAAAACGATTTTGTCTCCACTTGTACCCATGTCTATTTATTTTTGAATTAATAATAACCCCACCTGATGGCGGGCGTTACAAAGTTCAAAAATTAACAGCCCTAAAATCGTGATATGTGTCATCATCAAAGTACGTCATGTCTTGTAAATGGGATTAATAAGAACCGATACAAGACAAAAAAATCCGGAGCGTATCACTACGACCCGGATTCATCGCAAATCTATAAAATCCAATGTTTCAATGCTCGAAAGAAAACGTCTCACGACGTCAAAGAGAGATTAACTACACGAAAAATCTCGCATCAACTTATTTGTATTAGCAGTGTATTCATTAACTATCTTACTGGATGAGGGATTATCCTCTATCCTTGACAGGCGGTTATCGTCACTCCTTACCGTAACATCACCCATCCTTCGTACCATATTTTCTTGATATGATGATGGATCGGAGTATATAAGATCATCAACGAACCTGTATATCGCACCATCAACCGTCTCACCTACCTTCTCATATAAACCGGATTGGAATGACACGAAATCATCATACCTCCCACGAGCCAAGAACGAACCGTCCGGTCTCGCCTCGACGCCGCCGTTGACCTCCCGGAGCAGGCCCGGATTCCTTTGGTACAGATACCTGTAAAACCCGGCATCCATCATCCTGTCCTGACTATCCAGATAGAAAAGGTTTCTCATGCTACTGTCACCGGACTCGATAGCCACGTCAAACAGAAGATCCCTTACCTGACCTTCCGGCAACGACATCTCCATGCTTTTTAACGTACCTCTGTCATGGTGGTTCAAAGATACGTTATAAAATCCATTAAAATCAAGGAAACGTAAGACATTATTATATAAATCCGATTTTTTTAACCTTTCCTTGATCTGGATTTTCCTCAACGAGGTACAGGATTTGATAAAATCCCGATCCTTTCCCTGCCTAGCCTCGTATCTCCTGAACTCCCGATCAATATCGACATCATCCATCTCAGGAGTCACGGGATGTTGGTATATTAATCTGGTAAGGATCATGTTCTCGGTATTCGAGGATGAGATGTTGGACATAACTAGCTTCTTTATGTTATCCTTGACCACGCCAATATCGGAACGGGAAGCCCCGGCGGGGACCACGCCAGCCGGCAAGTACGAGGGCCGCTCTATCCCGATATCGGCCAACATCTCATAGGCCTGATCGGTGTCGGTTATCGGAGCCGTGTTATGGTACGTATTCCTACTAATATACAACATGCTCCTATCATACATATCGGAAGGGGATGTATTCCCGGACCTTACATACACCATCCTATCCCCAGTAGAATAAGTATCCTGAACCTCGTATATCGGGTTCCCTTTTCCTGTTATCCTATCAAGATCGGAGATAAAGCTATCGTATACCGAATTGCCGGCCTGTATGGAGGACAGCATGACGTCCAGCGACGCCATAAGATCACGGATATCCTCCGGTCTGGATATAATCATCTCATCGCTGATCGCCTCGCTTATATCCACACCCATGTCGGCAAGATCCATGGCTATGTCATGCAGACGTCCGGCAACGTCCTTGATGTCCTTAAAATCATCCATATCGATTATCTCCCCAACCTTATCCCTTAGACCCTTCATATCCTTAGGCATACTGATATACGGTGTGGTACTATTGAAGTACGAGTCGGTAATCGTATTTCCGTCCTGACTCCGAACCTCCATACGGGTCATATTACGATACGTGTCATACATCCGATCTGCGTAATCCTGATCCTCCTGATACCGGAGTGCCAAGGAAGGGTATGGGATGGAGGCGAAAGCCTGATCGAACTCCCGGCGGTCGCTGATACCGCCTACCGCCTTCATGATCGTATCCCTTACCTCTATTGGATTCAAGCCCCTTCTCTTTCCTAACGAGTCATATGTATCCTCATATATCATATAATCATCACCAAGGCCTGACTCGGAGGACAGGAAATACATATCCTTCTCATTAAGATTCCCCTCAGACATAAAATCGACAATCCTCCTCATCATATCCCTTACCCGCTCATACTCCGATCGGTTAGTCATGATATTATCAATCTCATCAGCGTCATACATCCCAGATCGCTCAAGATTGTACCTATTGAGGAATATATCACCGCCGGAAAGGAAGTTAGATACGATCATATCATTAAGATCATTGATATTATCAACACCCAAGGAAGTAAGAGTATTATTAATATCCTTAACCTCATCGGCCATGAAATTGCCGGCGAAATAGTTCTTCCGCTTGATAAATGACATAACATCATCATACCTAGGTTCCCCGTTACTATCCAAATCATATTCTGATGGCATGGACATCCAGTCGCCAAAGAAGGACACGAAGTCGGGGGAGTAGGCCGTACCCCAGACCGATAAGGCCTGCTTCTGGTCGCCCAGCACCTCCATCGCCCTTTGGTATAATCCGGATGGTTGGTCGTTCGGGGCAAGGACATTATCTATCCCACCCTCCTTATTTTTTATAACATAACAAGATCGTCCCATTACTAAATCGTTTTGACACAAAGATAGAAAATCCCGCCTACTCTCACGAGCGGACGGGACACCAAAATAACAACATAATAACAAACCTTATGTTTCTCCGAAAAGTGCAAATCTTTTTGCCGATCCTCACGAACAGGCAAAAACTCAATCCTAAATTATAAAAAATGGAGTTTATCGTTTAGCGAAAATATCTTTATCTGATCTACTCAGAACCCTGCCTTTCAATTCCAAGAACCTAGGCATCCATTCCCTGGATATCTTAGACACGATCCACTGGAATCCCTTAGGAGTCACATAGACAGTATTAGTGCCGTAGAACTCGTCATCATTACGATATCTGTAACGAGCATAACCGCTGTCTATCATCCTTTGGGAAAGCAACCACCTCTTACCGGTCTTAGCGAAGAACTTCTTATCCTCAAGCAATATTCGAAGATTCTTCTCCGCTATATCATATCCATGAGCCTCTAGCTTTTCCCGAACCTCTCTGATCAACATATCTGTCTCTTGGGCTATTTCGGCTGTCTTAGCAAACTCAACCATAGGAGCCTGTTCTTTAATGATATTATCGGATATCCTTTTGGCTTCCTCTGCCGCTTTCTTCGCCTCAGCTAACGCACGCTTCTCCTTTTCCGATTTAAGCAAAGCCTCTAATGCCTCTATATAATCAGATGGAAGTTCATTCTTTGATGGCATATTGTTAGATGGCATAGAATAGGAACCTGTTTTCCTAATAAAAGGGAGAACCTCCGATGTTACCCATCTTTTGAATTTCTTAGCAAACTCCTTCTTAGATGACATAATTAAAGTATACATACCAGACTCATTAATAATCTTTATCTGGCTAACATATTGATTGTGAATAGGGGTGGAATCGTAGGCCTCCCTATCTTCTGACAATCTCAGCATTTTACAATCCTCGTCATCTACCAACCTTCTTACAGCATCCCTAGGATCTGCATACCCTAAACATTTAGCTACATCATTACCGACAAACCATGGTTCATGTTTCTCATCCAACAATACTCTCACATCCCCAAAATCAGGATTCTCAAATAATTTTAAATTATCATCCATAATATAAAACAACGAGAGCCACCAGCGTCCGTTACCCCACTGATAGCTCTCATTTATCGCCTACGCCTAAGCGATATTAATATCTTCTTCTGGTCTAGCAACGGATAGACACCGCAAATATAGACACTTATTTTAAAACAACAAACAAATAGGATATATTTTTACAAAAATTGTAATCTATAATATTCCATCACCATACAAAGCGATTATATCTGGTCTCTATCATCATCACCACCTTCTTGATATCAGATAAAGTTAGTTTCTTTATCTCCATATTCCTACTATCCATTCTGACAAAAGAGTTCTTGAACTCCTGCTCGGTTATAGCATCCAACCTAAATAGATTGTATTTTATAAGTAACTGGCTTACGTCAAATATCAGGATATTAAGATCAATATCATCCTTCAACTCATCAAGAAGATCACACATCATGGCTTTGATAGCATCAGTATCAAGTTCCAGCTTCTCGGCTTCCTTCATCAACTTCTTGATAATACCATTGTGCTCGATTATGATGTTAGCATTATCATCATCGGTAGGTAAAAGGATATCCATCGTACATTTTATACCAACCTTATCACTAAGCCTTTTATTGAACTCAGTCATATAATCAAAAGCCTGATCCCTGCTTAATGAGTATGTATGATCAAGTAACTGCTTTTGTCTGACATTGACAAAATAGTTACTGGTGTATAACATCATCAAGACCTTCACTCGCTGGATGCGTAGGTCTTGCATGATCTTCCGATGTAAAAAGGCATCTAATTGCATAATATAAAGAGTCCCCACCGGGGCCATCACACACCCGACAGGGACCAACTTTTAAATATCTTACTCGTCAGGTGATGGACTGACGCCGCAAAGATAAGTCAAGATATTTTATCTAGCAAGGATTTTCCGCCTCATTTTCTCCGGATACTACGTTACCGTCGGAAACCAAAGACTTGTCCTCGGCAGCCTTCGTAGGCGAGGCGAACTCCGATGGCAGATCCGGCAGGTTAGGGAACGAGACTTCCGTCTCCTCCTTGGATACCTTGTTCTCCTTGATACTCATCCTAAACTTAGGAGCTATGAAAGGATCGTTGTTAAGATCGATATTGATCGTAACATCATTCATCAAAATATCATCCTTAGTCCTAGAATCACCTATCCATCCTCTTACGTCAGCGGTCATAGGCATCCTGCTAGCCGCTTCCTTGACAGCTTCAAGCCGGTTCTTGATATCATCCACGTCTCCCGCCAGCGGGATCATATGCGTCTTATTATCCAAACCGGATCTGGCTATAGCGTTATTAAGATCCATTATATCATCAATACTTACGCCTCCGCCTAGACCCTCCGTAATCCTATCAGCCATCGATTCGATCATGGATGAAAATGACGATATATCCTGATTTTTCAATCTTACGGGGTACAGGTAATTTCTTCCATTTCCTGTCTTTATAGCTACGACCGGAATACGTGAATTTTTATAATCACCATACTTATCCCTGACGATAGCCGTACAGAACGGGAATATATTATACTTAATATTATCCCTCATCGTAACCTCCCCATTCTCTATATATCCTACGCTCTCGACCTTACCAGCCGTCTCGTTGGTAAAGTCATTCTCGGATACCATCAACGTCCCATTATCATCACTTATGCTAAAATTAGGTCTTCCCGGCAAAACACTGGTGACTGTGCCTACGAACGGTATATCAATCTCACCCGCGACGGATCCTACATTATCCCTATACAACTCAAAGGCCATACTCCTTAAATCAGCGTTACTCCCTTTTGAGTCTGGATCATTGGCTTTTAGCACCGAGACAAAATTACCATCACCATCCACGATCTTAATAACCATATTATCAACCAATTCTCGGTAAGCCGACTTAGTCTCATCAGAATTAGGATCAACGGCGTTAAGACTATTGTATTTATCATACAATTCCTTGGTATATGGATCTAACATATCCATCTTAAACCTTACCATATCACCCTTGCGAAGGCTAGCCGCTGCTTCCTGATTCACCGACTCGTTGTTAGATCCAAACGTATCACCCGTATAATAAGGGACAATAGATCCATCCTGCCCCTTGCGATACACCATAAACCAGATGGAGGTCGACAAGGCGGTTTGCCGCCCCAATATGACACCGGTAGCGTTCTCGAAAGCCTGAGCGTCATCCTCGCTAATCATCCATCTTGAGTGGTTATTCGACTCTATAACAGTAAATATGTCGGTTCCGTTGGTGAAATCCATCACCCTTCCATTATCAGTATCAGTGGCATCAGATCTTTTAAGCCCAAGACTGTCCATAAACCTGTCAAGCCTCATTCCGCCAACCTCATAATACATAACCCCACCGATCTCTCTCTTTTGGGCCATCAACACCACTGGGTTCTGGGCGGCGTTAACTTCCGTCCTGCCGGTGGATGTCCCGGGTTCGCTCTCTGTGAGGACATCACCCATAGGTATGGATTTATCATAATCCTTGACAGCTATACTTCCGTTATCATACAACCTCATCCATTCCACGAATTGAAGAAGAGGACCATCGGAATAATTATTGATAATATCAATAGTCTCATTAAGCTTATCCTGATCAAACTCATTGCCATTGTCAGCTTCATTCATAAGATCGTTGTAGGTCTTTATCGCCTCCTTAACCTGATCCTGATCAAGACCATTAATATTTATATCTATAATATTATCAATAGCATCCTTGATATTATTCGAGACATCACCATTGATATTTAACCTATCTATCATCGACCTGATCTTATTGAGTCTGGCGATAGGATTATCCCCAAACCCTTTAATGATATCATCAATACGATCCTTATTATTATCATATATCTGACGCTCCCTAGGAGACAGGATATCCTCATTGCCGTTCCAGATCTTTATAGCGATATCAGTAGACCTATCGTCCGAAGGATTTAGGAGATCCTCGTCATCAGGGACATTCTCAACGATATTGTCACCAGATTGGATATCCGTTTCCATGGATCTGGCGATCATATGATTATAAGTCTTGAACATAAACGCCTCGTCCTCGCCAATAAGACCATCATTAAAAGCCTTATCTATAGCCTGATCATTGGCATAAAGGGCGTTAGCGTCAGAATTATCGGTATTCCTGAAATCGTATTTGCTATCATCCTCCTCATAAGTCTTTCCCCATGCGTTTGACAAGATCTTCATAAATCCCCGTTCCTGCGACCGTATAAATCTCTTATCACGCATACGACGAAGAGATTCATTGATATTCTTATAAGCCACTAGATTATGACGATACTCACTAAGCAATGCCATTGCCTCCTTATGGTTATCGACACCACGGATAGATACTACATTCTCAAGATCAGTTATAGTGTTGTACGCAGCCATTAAATCAGAAGCACTAATCTGTCTATTAGATCGATCAGAAAATAATAAGGAGGATAGATCGGCCTCCGAGTTAACCATCGTGGCCAATTTCCTCTCAAGGACTATTTTATCCTCTGTCAGCTTAGCTAACTCATCGGTCTTTTTAGCCAATTTATCCTTGTTCCTCTCAAACCGTTCCTCACCCATCGCCATCCGCTGAAGCCTTAATATGCCTTTTTCAAGTGCCTGCATTCTTGACGTAAGCTCCATAAGCTCGCTAATAGCTTTGTAGGAATCAGGGTTAAGATGAGAATAAACATCAAGAGCCTCACCTATATCATTTTTATACAACCTATTTAATTGGCTGGCAATATCGTCCAAATTATCCTTAGCCTCAAGACCATTATATACCATGTTAGAAATATAGGTATTGAACGATCTATTGGATATACCCTCGGTAAGAGAATCGGCGAACCTGTTGGCCATAGTGAAATTATCCACCTTCTTATTAAACTCATTGACAAGATCGGCTTTATACTCATTGACCTGCTCATCCGTCATATTCATATCGGACGCTATATCGCTATTAGGTATAGATTCGACTACCGTCCTGAAATTCTCCTTCGTATCATCCAGCATCCCCATCTCCGAATCATAACGAAGACGATTGAATACGGCGTCACTGAAATCCTTATTTATGATCCTACCATCACTCTCGTACGATGTGTCTATGCCGGATAATTGAGCGTTAAGAGCCATACTGCCACGAATAGCACGGACAGCGGCGGTAGTCAAAGCGCCGGCATTGGCGTTGTAGGCCTCCACCATCCCCTTGTTCCGGGACATGTCTTGGCTCCATTCCTTTATACCTCCAAAGGTCTTTCCACCCATAACCGATCCGATAATCATACCGATACCGATCTCCTTCCAGCCTTGACTAGACCCGTATGTTTCCTTGAACCCGTTCTTTATAGCCTCCATATAGCCTATATTCTGCCGGATAGCCATAGGATTGTATCTTGATTCTACCCAATCCTCGGCGGACTTACTAGCCACTCCCTGAAGACCCTCCTCATACAGACCCTCGGATACCGGACGTTTAATGATATTGAACGTATTCCCGGCTACCTTCTGCCATTTCTTTGGTGTTATGGCTCTTAACATACCGTTATCCATCCTCTCAGCCCCTACGCCAAATATATTGCGTTTTATGAACTTATCCACGCCAAGATCCATACCAAACATATCACCGAACATAGCTATGTTAGACAATGTAAGAATACCGATATTAGCGGCAAATATAGTATTGGCGGCATCGACGTTGTCATTTCTGAACCTCATAAGCTCCTCATACGAGGCTTCTCTACCATAGGCATTTCTGTAAGCCTGCTTGAAGTTTTCCTCAGACTCCATCAACCCACTCCTTGACTCTACCGAAGCCTCCCAAAGCGTTGACGTGCCAATAAAGGTTAGGTTGTCCAAACCCTTGCCTATGCCTCGTCCTATGCGGGCGGCCCTCAGCATGGAGTTAAACCCGCTCTTCGTGGCGGAAGCAGCCCTACCTAATCCAGCGACAGTCGCTCCTATCCTAGCCCCCATACGGGCGGCATTCATAAGACCAGCGCCAGCGAAAGCATAAGACGACAAGATAGCCCCAGCCGTAAATGCAGCCCCCGACAAAAGATCATTTGTCCAGAAATTGGTTGTAAACATACTTTTAAAAAATCCGGCGTCTCGCTCCTCCTTACTGTAATAATGATTAAGCGTATAATCACCACGCTTATCCATATCATCCAACCATCTGGCAAAACTGTTATCATACATAGCTGATAACGTCCCTTTTGTAACAAGCTCCTTTAATCCATAAACAGACTGACCTACTCCACCTATTCCATACAAAGCAGACTTATAAATAAACTTACCTAATCCTCTATAAGTTTTCTCCCAACCACTTTGACTTCTCGATAGACGATCGTCATTATCTATATTATTGATATAATTCTCATATTTAGGAATCCACTCACCTGTTGATAACCTATATCTTGAATCACGAAGATTGATCCTGCTCCCAGTTATATCATAATTACCCTTAGGTATACCTACCTCATTTATCATCTGGAAAAGCGAGTTTCTGGCTCTTACGTCATCATGATAAGATGTCTCTACAGATTTTTTTATACCCTCAACCAATGACGGTATGCTTCTACTTCCTTCCCTGGATAAAACATCATTATCCATATCCGATGAACTACTCATCCCGACAGGAATAGGGATAGAAGAAATATTGTCCCCAGAAATCATAGGGGATGGAATGGATGGAGTCGGAACATAATATCCCTGATCCCTCATCACATTCCCCATATCATTATTATTATTGCTGTTCATTTTTACCATCTATTTTATCTATGGTCTCTTTATCCAACACCGAAAGAAGATTGCTAAGGTCAGAATGCTGTTCATTAATATCCCTACCCTTTACAATAACATCCTTATTAATAGCCTCAACTACAGCTTGAGTAAGATACATCTGAGGACACATATTTATGATTTTCATGATATTATCAGCATAATCAGTATTATACTCTAATACCTTAAGCGGTGTCCCAGTCTTTGCTTGACCATGGAAATAAATACCAACTTCAACCCCTCCGGGGAATCCCTTAGCTTTGACATCATACAACTTGTAATTCCTCAAAACCGTATTAATTATCCTAATAGCCCTCTTATTAAGCTCAGATGTAGCTAGATCATTACTTTGAATATCATACTTATCAACCATCCTAGAAGCCTCCTCCGCCGCATTCTCGACAGTAGCGAAAGCACCAAGCGAATTAGCCTGTGCCCATTTCTGGTAAGGTCTATTGGTTGTAGCAGAAAAAGACACAGGAATGATCTTGGATTCATAATCTTCCGATCTCACATTTCTTTCCCTTTCATACAAACTATACCCCATACTATCTAATTCTTCTTTAGTAACTTGAACCGTAGCGATATTCTTTCCACCAGCCATAGCTACCAAATCAAATGTATTAGGATTATCTGTAGGACGAGCATACAATATATAATTATTAAGTCTACTATCTTTATCTTTATTCAAGAAACCGGCTCTCGCCAAAAGCAGACTCTCTAATTTAGCATGCATACGCCTATCCTCTTTAGAAGCGTTGGTAGAATTGGAAAATGACCATGATCTTGGAGCAAACTCATCATATCTTCTTTCATAGACTGTTTTAGAATCCTGAACAGCCTTAGCTATATTACGACCTACATTGGAAGAAGACCATTCCCTTCTAAGCGTAGGGCCATCAGCTCTAGACATATTCTTACCTATGATCTTGATCATTTTATCCCTATTAGTCATATTGGCATCATCACTATTCATTATTGGATTATCTACACGACTATAAGTTTTGGCTATATTATCTATATCATCCAAAGTGAAATTTTCTCCCGAATATCTATTTAACAGATTTATATAAGATCTCATCAACTCCATATTAGCTATAGACCTATCCGTGTAGTTGATGTTTTCGCTTATCAATCCAACTATAGAAGAAACTTTCAAAGCGTCTTCCGGAGAATACTCCCTTCCTCCAATAACCGCTCCATTCTTACCAACATCCCTTGCGTTAACCATACCATTATCGGTATATGTATCAATACCACCAGTAACATAGTCTTGATCTTTGATAGCATCATTAAGGATATTCTTCGTAGCGACATCAAAAGCATTCGTAAGATAATCAACTTCCTCGTCCATTATCTTACTATATTTCTTCCTGTTATCATTCGCCGCCATAAGAGCCTCATACCTACCTACCATTTCTGGTGATGATAACACAGAACTAGACCCGCCACCGTTATTGGTAATCCATGCCATAATATTCTCACTATTAACACCACCTGGATATATAGAGGGATTGTTTTGTATATCGTTCTCTATACCTCGTAAATCAACAGGGTTTAAAGACGATATTAAATCCTTCTCTCCTGTTGATATATTGTTTTCATTCTGAATATACTGATTGTCAAATATATTTTCAGGAGTGACATTAGGCTGAACTTTTTCTAGCTCAATCATAACACCTGAAGAAGCGCCGGGACTGTTACCACCTTCTTTAGTCATTATCTCCCTAAGCTTAAGATTCTGATCTATTTCCTTGGATTTTTGTCTCCATGAGAACTCCCGCTCCTTGAAATCAAGATCTCTTACTTTAAAATAATAATCATCCGCACTATAACTTTCTGATGAATTATTGTATGACCATCTAGCAGATACACCATCAAGAAACTCGTTACGGACAATAAACTCCCCTGCCCTAGCGGGATTCATGTTGTTGCCAATAAAGGATGTAGCTTCCTCCACTAACGCACGGCGCTGCTCCCGAACCTCCTGCAACGAAGCCTCGATAGCCGCCTTAGCGGAAGGACTGGCCTCCGCCCCTTTGAGCTTGGCTAAAAGAACGCTCTCTTCAGCGTCAAACCCAGAAACATATTTATTAACAAACTGTTCAGTAGTCATACCACTAAACATGCTAGGATTGGTCATGGCTAAATACTGTCCCTCTATCTGCATCTGAGCTTTAGCATTCTGAGATATAGACCTAGCCGCTATTGATCTAATTTGAGATCGACTCATCTCATCAACAGTAATATCCCTCATCCTCCCTGTAGGTTTACCATCCACTATTTCAGGAACAGAAAACTTCTTTCCTTTATTAAGACTAACGAAATCTTTCATCATCTTATTCATTTCCTCATTATAATCCGTATAAGGAGTATAATGAATAGGATTCATCCTTGTCCCAACCTGACCGTCATTAGCCCATTCATAAAATGGCAACAAAGCGACAGCCTCATTTATAGCGCTATATTGCTTTGGATTATTGAGTTTCATATCCTCGATCTTCTGCGAGAAAGATCTATATTCCCTAGTGCCGGCAATAGCGTTCAACACACGGGTATCCAGAGCTTCTCCAAGACGAGCCTGTATGCTTCTGGCTATACCGTCGGAAGCCAAATTAGATTTACGATACACGTTATTCACGTCCTGTATCAGCCCATTTAACCTATTCTGAAGATATTCCCTATCCTGAGGTTTTATAATGTCAGAATTGATAATATAATCAGCATACTCGTTTATAGCCTGCCGATTGGTATCTATCTTCTGCTGCATGTACCCCATCCCCTGCATCATGACATCCATGTTGTAGGGCGATACATACTTGCCGTAATTCCTTAATATACTATATTGTGAAGCCATCCTTTATCCTTTCTTGCCTTTAGTTACTTCCTGAGCAGGATATAATCTCCTATAACTCAATATATCTCCTTGAGGATCAGCGATTAATTGTCCATTGGGACCAATCTTTACATCCCCGAATATAGACCTTAATGTATTCATGGTCGTAGCCGTATTCCACTTCTGCTGGATCTCGTCATTTACGCTATCGAAATACCTAGCCCAGTTCTCGTCATTTATAGCCAATCCCTGCAATATACGTTGCTGGTAAGCTTGACGTTGGGCTATATTCTTATCATACGTATCAGACCAAGTACGGGCGTTTACATTATCAGCCCAAGTCCTTTGAGCCACGTTCCCTTGTTCTACCTCATTAATGTATCTACCTATATTGGAACTCATGATAGCCTGTAAGTTGGATGATAAAGCCCCTCTCTGGGAATCCGGGACATTACCCATCTGATCCAATTGTGATTGGAAAGCACGATTAGCCTCAACCATATACTGATCAGCCGATCTCAACACCGGATCCACGGTAGGAGCGTAATGCCTTTCCAGACCTTCCGTTGTCACGGCTCCCGGGGTCATCCTAAATACCTCGGGGAAGTCAAGACCGCCACTCACTATATTCCTGCCTCCATTGCCGCTGTTCGACTTACCGGCATTTGTATTGGTCTTAGGGAGTGTATTGGGATCAATCAGCTCAGGCATATCCAACTTAACATCAGGATCCTCCACATCACCTATATCCATAGGACCGGGAGCCACCTTATGAGGGTCAAGTATAAAATCAAGACCTTCCATTCCTTTCATGGATCTCAATGCCTGCATCTTAAGCATATCCTCCCCAAGTATCTTATTAACGACATCCTTGTTCTTGTCAGAGAATAGTTGGCTAAAATGAGTGATACCAGCATCATTAAGAGCCTTATGTTGTTCCTCTGTAACGACATCCAAACCGATCATAGGACGAGATGTGGTAAACAAGCCTAATTTATTATCTCTCATCCTATCATGATATGCGGCTTTCTTGTCTTCCGGGTAATTACCTTGACTATCCTCACCGCCAAAGGAAACGAGCGTCGTGTAATCCCGAAGCGCCTCGGCGTTGGCGATGATCGGGTTCTCCGCCGTAGCCAAGCCCATCCAGCTACTTGTCTGACCGTAGATAGCGTCTTGCAATGCCCTAGCCCTAGCGCCCTCTGAAGCTCCCATATAAGCATCGTAAGCGACCGGATTGAATGTCTTATAATAATTCAACCTTTCATCCGTATTAATACCTCCATAAGAGCCATCGTTCCCTTGGCGCTGATAACCGAAATAGTTAGGATCATTGTTGAACCTATTCTCGATCGGACGGAAAGTTAATTTACGACCGAACAAAGACGTGCCTCCTATCTCCATCTTCTGACGAATACCAGCCACTTTCTTAAGCAACTCTTTCTTAGCCTCAGCTATATCCTCCTCCGTAAGACCGTATTCTTTCATGGATCTGGATATGATGTTATCTATCTCACCACCCTTAGCGAAATACGTATCCTCATCCTTCTTCATCTTCCGGTCTTCCTGCTCCTTGTATATGACATTAGCGAAGTCCGTAAATCTTCCCTCTAAGCCATTAACGGTATCGTTGCTATCATTTATAGCCTTAGATAATACGGAGGCGTTTAAACGCCTTGTATTCTCGTCATCTATCTTATCGTTTTTCTTCAGCTTCTCCAGCGCTTTCTTCTGATCATCGTAAGCCGATTTAAGACCGATCTTAGCCTTATACCTGTCCATTAACGTAGCGTACGTATCCTTAGGAGTAGCCTTAATCCCATACATATCCCTGATGTATTTGGCGAAATCCGGCTCTATGGTTGTGTCGTCAGTAATAACCTCCGTTCCCTGCTCCAAGGAAACGGGGGTTCCCCCATCGGCATGCTTCTGCCCCATGGCCTCCATCGGCGCCTCTCCGGGCTGCTCCACATATTCGCCCTTCTCAACCTCTACGTTGGCTTGATCTTCCATCGACTTAGGTAACGGATACAGATACTCACCGGTAAGGCTTCCGCTATCGAACCTATTATTAGGTCCTAGATAAACACCCCCACCATCCTTATACTGCATCTGGGATTGTCTTCTTTGCCTAGCCTCACGTTCCTGAGCCAACCTTATATTGGTACGAGTACCTTTCTCAGACGCTATCCCGGAAACCACGTTACGAGCCAACCCCATGATACCACTAATTCCTGAGGCTATGGTGGTTATCGTATTAGCTGTTTTAGCCCCGGTGGATAAATCTCCATATCCCTCGCTTCTCATACGCCCTATACCACGACCCATCTGAGTGAATCTAGACCCTATATCATCAGCGCCATAGTAAGGGATGGTAGTAAAATCAAAAACATCCGTCTCGCCTGAACCGGTCTTAGACTTATCAACATCGTTAACAGTTATGTTATTAAGCGTAATACCATTGTCCTGATAATTCTCAGCTATACGTTGCAAACTACCCTTGAAGCTAGCCGGAAACACATTATCCTGATCAAAAGCATTAGCATATTTAGTCCTCAACTGATCTGGAGTATCCAAAGAATATATCCCTAGCGGATTGACCGGCGCGGGTAATCCTTGGTTGGTATTCACCAAAGGTTCTATACCTAACCCTTGTATACCGTCCATATTACCAAGCATATACGACCCGACTTCCCCGGCCTCTTGATATTTAGGTATCTTTCTCTTGATTACGTATTTGCTCATGTCTAATTAATTTCGTTCTGACACAAAGATAATTTAAAAAAACAGAGACTCATCATTTCACAACGATGAGTCTCTCAGCAAATGCTATTATTATGTACAGAATTAAATTCTTTTTATGAATAATGATCCTATAGCCTTAACCAAATCATAGAAACCGGCAGAACTTAGACCTACAGCCACTCCATATAATAGAGCCTCCCACCATTCACTCCCTATAAGCAATGGAGACACCTTTAGTAGCCACGCTAATATACAAACCAGCATACCTATGACTACGGCGGATAGGACTTTAGCCCACTTATGGGTGTCAATATACGGCACAACCTTGGCTAACTGCGTAGCTGACATCGTGACGAAAGCCATGATGCCGGTGAAGGTAGTTAAATCAATAGTGATAGCCCCTTCTGATGGGATTACCTCTTGCGCCATCAAAACGAACGGCGTCAATAACATAGCAAATAAAAATAACAATCTTTTCATATCTAAAACGTTTAATTACTTCGCAAATATAACACTAAACTGATTAAATATATAAATATTTATTGGAATATAGATATACGACAATATCCAGAACCTATATGTCCCTTTCCTAAATCATATAATCCACCCAAAGGATTAGGCATTTTTTCTAATTCCCCTTTCACATCTGTCCATACGAACCCGTTCCCATCTATCATTTTAGTGTTAGTAAATACATATTTATCATATTTCACGCATCCCGGATGACCGGATATATACGAGGACCCTCCACCACCAGCTTGAATAGCGTTCGACGATATCCCGCCGCTTGGTCCTCCATAAAAGCCTCCTCCTCCACCAGAGGAATACGAACCGCCATCAAAACCACATCCTCCTCCCACTCCTAATAGACCCCCATTTCCGTTAGTTAAATTATTGCCGGAGTTAGATCCTCCCGCCACTTGGGATGCAGGAGTTCCATTGGCATAGCCCCCCAGATACGCCTTCAACCCTCCCGCTGATCCTCCATGCCCAATAAAATAATACTCACATCCTCCACCGCCTCCCCCGGCTACCATAATACGGGTCTTTAAAGAATCTACGTTTAGAGGATCGCTATTGTTGGACAACCTCAAATCTGTAGCTCCGCCCCCGGCTCCCTCATAGATATACCTTCCAGAACTCTCATTAGTCATTGAATGCCCTGAACCTCCTCCATTATAATTATATTTTACAACATTACTCGTCTGCTTAAGTCCACCATTTCCACAATACACATAAATGATATCACCACCAACTAACTTGATAAATCCAGCCACATATCCACCATACCCAGGGTCATTAGATCTGGTAAACCTATCTTCGCTATCATTGTAACCATAATTACCTTGACCACCCCAGCACTCAACATAATAATACGCCGACTTTGGAGCTACAAATGTATGGTAATTATTACTATTATAAGTGTATGTATACAATACATCCAAGCTTTTGGGACCTATCATTACACGTCTTCTCATAACATACCTCCCCTTAGATATTTTACTAACAATGCTATAACCATCCTCCTATCATCAGCCATAGCATCTACCCATCTATTCTCCCATCCTAAACTACTAGAGGGGGGGGGGGTAAAACAAGTCCCCTTAAATAACACATCAAATAAAAACAATAACTTATTCATAACAAATTATTTATCATTAAAATACTAACTATTATTTCTACTCACACCCTTTATATTCAGCATCAACCCCGGTATCATATTAAGCACCAACCGCCTTTTCGCCTGCTCCCTACGCATACGCTCGGCCTCCGCTATCTGCGCCTCCGATTGAGGATCATTCTTAATATTATTGGCGATGTCCTCTATAGCTTTCTTGTTAGCGCCGGATTGAGCTAGCATCTTATATAACAGGTCTTGGCCTTCCTTCTCCCACCAGCTATCCATGGAAGAGCGGGAAGCCAAAGAAGGATCGGCAGGGGCTACCGTCTCAGGTACGGGCTGCTGACCTCCGTCCCCCGTGCCCGAATCCCGCTGTCCGAACTCGTATCTCATTGGCTCGTTCTCCGGGACACCATACCTATTAGCGAACATATCAGCGAACTCAAATCTCTTCTCATTTCTTAAGGTCGATCCAAGAGGCCTACCGTATCCTTGATTCCATGCCACGGTAGCGTCCTTGTAGTTGACGGCGTTATCGAAATCGGATTTAGAATACATATAGTAATTATATACATTACCTTGAGCGTCCTTGTCAAAAAACTTTCCTTGATTGATGTAATTCCAACCTAACCCCGGGACCTTGCCTTGATACTCATCCACGAGATAATCCAACTGCTGTGTCAATGTCGGTTTCTTCCCATACCTGCGCTGTAGCTCCTTCTTCCTCGGTCCAAGCCATTGTTGGATGCCAAAATCACCGGCGGCTCCTAGGGCTTCGGTGTCCCCTCCGGACTCGGCGGCGATGTTCGATAGGATGCCGATAGCTTGCGTTTGTGGTATCCCCTTCTTATCGGTCAGATAATCCCATATCTCATCATACACAACCATCTTATTATCCTCTGATCTGTCAGGATCAATTACATATTTACCATCTCCATAAGCCCTACCTGTGCTTACAGACCCGCCCTTATCTTTCTTCTCCTTATCATCATCCATCAACATCTTACCAACTATAGCCGCCGGCAAAATAGCAGGAACGTTTTTAATGGCTTTTTTTATTTTATCCGATGATTCTTTCAATACCTCTCCAGTAGCTCCAAGCATATTATTAGAATAATCACCAGCATAATTGCTACCTATACCACTCACAAGGTTATACACATCAATCTCATCCATACTATCGATATACTTATCAAGGTCATCAACAGATGGAGTCCTTCCATATGTATTATAAAATTTATTCCACAAGCGAAATCTAGCTTGAGTATTAAAAGCTATTTTCTCTGATATCTCATCACTTGATGAGTTTGGTTTAGCCCTATAAGCGTCTTTTAATAATGACTTATCATTTTCGGATAAATAAATCTTATTATAATTATTACTTGAATCATATTTATGTCTAAACTCATGAGATAGGTTAGATAAACTCTCATCACTCCTAGTAACAACCTTATTGTATTTACTAGTATAAAACCCTTTAGCATTACTATTATCCAAAGCGGAGGATACCTCATATCTAAAATCATCAAAATCAGAATCCGCTGATACCCTTAGATTGTAAGCTTCTTCCAACCGTTTCCCATTATCATCAAGCATAGAATCTATCTTATCCTTAATATGCTTGTTAGACACATCATTTATATTTTGGAGATCAACACCATTATCAATCATCAAATCCACAGCCGCCTTATAAGAATCAGGAAGATCATTATAATTCCTTGAAATTCTCTCATGGACATCCTTGTTAAAAAAATCCCTAACCAAAGGTTCATCATGAACATATTTATCTACAAGATCATTATCTACAAGAAAATCATACAATTTACGTTTATCTTCTGGCAGAGGAATCTTCTTTACTTTATTAGCGAAAGAAAAAAATTCACCTAATACCGGGAATAGCCCTAAAGCTGATAATGTCATTCCTAAACCATCCCCAGCCTTCGATGACTCCACAAAATCTCTCACATCCATAACATCCCCAATAATAGGGATACCTCCAGCTATAATCTCGGTAATGTCAACTCCATCGTTTATCTTCTTGCCATATTCAGTATTAAGATTTATGCCACTAGATCCAACGGAGGTGTTATCCCTTGAAGCCACATATCCACCCCCTTGTTTCTTATCCATCTTCTCTCCCCATAGCCCATATTTCCCCCTAGGCCATATACCGTCTATGGCATCCACATAACCAACGGGGTGCTCCCCGTCCAGACGCCGGTCCCGTCGCTCGTCCGCTGGGTACAGGGCGTTGGCCAACGGCTGCGTGATATGACCCAACCCCTTATCCTTGGAACTCGACATAGCATCCACCACAGTCCGATATACAGGTCTTAATTTCTCAGGTAAATATAGCCCCGCCTCATCAACCAACTCACCTATCTTCTTATTTATACCCCTGATACTGAAATTATAATTACCCATGCCATTATTCAACGGGGACAACGCACCTCTTATCCCATTCATGCCTTTAACTGCGGCTCCTCCGCTAAGGATATCAAACTCCGGGGACACGTTTCTCAAAGGACTATCATCCATACCCCTGAAATACATAGGACGCTCGCCTCTTACGACACGATCAAGATCCTCCTTATATAAATCCTTTATCCACGATGGGATTTCCTCCGGTTTATTCTTCTTAGACATATACTACATTTTTCACAAAGATAACTATAATCTCATAAGCCTAAAAACACGAAACGGGCACATAATAAATCATGTACCCGTTTATACGCTAATGCATGTGATAAGCAGCCAAGGCTCCTTTAGCTTTCTCCTTAGACTTGTACTTAGCCGGCCATAATTTACCGGTCTTGTTACTGACCACTCGCCAATCACTCCCTACTTTCTTGATACATCCTGATTTCGGGCATTTGCCCTTCTTTTTACTGCTAGTTTTCCCTGCTGCCATAACATCAAATATTTAAAGGTATATAATCACCTCAATAAACTTTCTCATCGTTGCTAAACCAACGTACTATCATCTTGAACCGGCTCTCAATGTCATTCACGAACCTAGCCAAGAACCAATCGCCACGAAGACGATCCCGCCACCTCCGATGATAATCGACAGCCCTAGGGTCGATCTTCCGATCAATGTCATTCACATCCTTGATCCATACCGGGAGGTTATTAGTATCGTCTTTGACCTCGTTAAAATAGTCATTTATATTTATCTTCTGATCAACCTCCGTCACCAGTATCTCACGGCTATCGTCATTGGTTACAGGATACCTTAACCGCTGGCTCATATCGTTCTTGTCGGCGATAACCATCCGAAGCTCACCGCTGTTGTTGGTATCGTTATAAAACCATGCCTTATTGAATCCGGTAGTCCTAAGAATTTGGTAATTAACCTCATCCTGATACCTTCTGGCATCCATCCTATATTGGTAGTTCGTGAGGATCTTATTCACATACTGCTCACGTACCGGTACCTCTATAACGAACGGATATAGCTTACCGTAAAATACTTGATACGATTGGTTGGTCAATCCATGAGACCATAAACCTATCTCCTGACTTTCACTTGAGTAGTTCTTTCCGGACTGGAAATAATGCTGGTGCCCGATATAATAATCAGGGGTGTAGGATAAATATGATTTCCACTCACCCTTCAGGCAGTTATATCCAACGGTGAACGAGACGTCCGTGAAATGGCTGGCGTCCTGTAGCTCCACCGCCTGCCCGTTCCTGTAGAACCGGCCGCCACGGAATTGGTACTCGCTCGGATTCCCTACCGGTATATAATCTTTCTTGGTTATCAATACCCTCTTGAACCGATTATCCCAGCCCATGGATAGCCCTATACCAAAGAACTTGTTATCGATATCATAATAAGACAACTCAGCGTCCGTATCAGCGTTATATATCCGGCTACGGATGATCTTCATCTGAAGATGCTCCTTAAACCAGTTTCTAAGCCCCGGTGTGACCTCCGTAAGATTCCTACCATTAGAATCTACCTTAAACACCTGACCACGCCTTAAATCGACCCAAAAATGCCCAAACTCGCAACTGATCATATCCCGACTCTGGGTCCCGGAATATCCTAACGTCGTATTATTATACTCAATGCCACGAGAGGCGAAAAGCCCACCTGTCCCTAGCTCGCTATTCTCCGGGGATATTCTTTCTGCCAGCACGTCTATAGCGTTATATAGTCCTACCTGATTCTCGAAGCGAGCTAGTATTTGATCCGACTCTATTCCCTTCATGCTTATAAGCTTTCCGAACGAGGTCTTGAACTCATGGTAATCCATAGGCTTGTACGACAGCCAAGGATCGGTCATGCCGTTCTCCGACACGTCGGCGGTGCTCCATATGACGCCGTTGGGTCTTTGGTAAGCGCAGTCCCAAAAATTGCTATCATACGTCTCTGGTAATGACCTGCCACCTAACGTAAATCGATTCTTATACACAGGACTCATCTTAAACACATTACTCCTTGATATAGGGACATTACGCTCCTGAGTCCATGATATATAATCCCCCACCTCCGGATAGAACCCCTCGTAAGGCTCAGGGCCGGCTATACGGAAATTGCAATTGATCTCAGACTCCACAAGAAACTGAGGTATGCCATAGAAGTATAGGAAGAAACGACCGCTAAGATACATATCTCCGGTCTTGCAAACCATCTCATAAGCGCTCTTCCGGCTAGGGAAAGAGTATAGCGATCCGGTATCCGTATCGGTCTTATTAAGATAATCCTCCCCGGTATCGTAATTAACGAAATAACGTGGATACCCGATGTTCCGATAATCATAATAAGGGAATGGTATCATATCTCCCTGACCAAACTGGGTCAAGTAAAACATAGGCATTTTCCTTTTAAGCGAGAATCTGGATATAAACACATCACCTCCAAAAACAGGTTTACGCTTATCCTTATCCATCAACCCGCAACCACCTAACGATACCCACCTGATATCCTCTATCTGCCCGTATTGAGCCGGAGAATATTTCTTTATCCTCATATAGGGGCAGGATACGAAAGATTCACGTGTCATAAAATGAGGCGTCATACCAGCCACCTCATCGTTACGAATATTACACTCATCCTGAATACGGCTGGTATCGTAACTTGAAACCAACTCCGGATATTCAAGCATATACTTATCCATACCAAATGACATGAACAATGAATGCTCACGATCGAGGTTGTTTATGATAATAGGCTTACCGCCTACGGTCTCCCCTTGCGAAGAGATATCTGTTACCGGATATAACCCGCTCTTGATATATTTAGCCGTTGACAATCCACGTAACTCTGACTCCCCTATTTTTTGGTAAAATAAATTATAATGAGCGACAGAAGTATAGTAATAAGCATAGTTCCGCCTAGGTCCCCTATCTATCAATGCCGTTAACCACTGATACCTATACTTGCCTATATCCACCACGGACTGGGCTGTGGCCTTGGCGATACCTGTAGCCAGACGGATAGCCGTCAGCGCTATGCCGACAGGGTTGGCTAAAAAGAACACACCTCCACCGACATATTGCTGTGAAGCCGACTGATATGTATACTCAGCTATAGCGGATATTAAATTAGCCATAGCCTCCACCGTAGCCAATGATGTTGCCATACTGTAAGCCTTACTCCCTAATATCGTCCATTTAGGGTGATCCTCCACCTCCCTGAATATACCTGAGGATTTACCTAATTGATAACCATCAACAAGGCACTCGGTGGGAGCGTCAGGCTTGTTAAAGGCAATATCAGGACTTAAGAATGAATACCAGATATTACCCTTCCTGTTAAACGGATGCGTTATAAATTTCTCACGATTAATATCCTTATAGATATACATATCATCAGACAAATCGTTGTAAGGGTAATTAGGATAAAGGTTAGCCGATCCGTCGGGATCATCGTACTTAAACATATCATAAGCCAGACCGGTTCCGATAACGCTCTTATCCAACGTCCTATCGCCCCTATACAACTCATATCCTATTATAGAATCCCTTCTAGCCTTATCTATAAGACCGTTCTCTACCGCTATATCCAGAAACTCATTAACGATATCATCATCAAGCATCACCCCCATAGGATAAATATAGGAGTCAACTCCATATTGACCGGTCAGTTGAGACGGATTACCCATGAAAGGAGCGACAGAGTTATCCGGAAACTTGTAATGACGTATAGGTTTCTGACAAAACGTGGTTGACGTATTGGGGTACTCAGCGTTATCCCCATTACCGGTGAAATAAGACTTACCCCCAACGGATTTAGGAGACCCATAGTATTTCGTCAAAGAATCTATTATATCCTTCCTCTTTGATCCTCCCGATGATATCCCGATCTTACTTGAATCATACAACTCAAAATTAGCCGGGTACTTATTGGTAGACTCCCAATATCCGAAATCACCATACTGATATGGTCTGGGAGCGCAGTCAGCGGGTTTATCTCCACATGAGACACATTTCGCCTCATAGGTAACAAATCTCCTTAATTTCAATTCTTTCGTGAAGAAGAACACGTATTTCACCTCCAGTGGCCGAATGCCAAAACAGAACGGGGCGGGGAAGATGGCGGTGCCGGCCGTATAGAATCCGGCAAGCTCCTTCATGTCCTGCCTCATGGCGAAACCGGTGAAGAACACGCATACCGCAGGCTCGATGCAAACATATATCTTATGGAAAGTAGTCTTGTCATCATTCCAGAACAAGTACTTTGGCATCATAAATATCTTATGATCCACGTAATTCACTATAACACCTTTCTTGGCATCATTAGCCAAAGGATTAGGAGCCACGGTACCTTCCTTGTCCGAGAAAAACGTTATACGAACCTTATTGTATGATGATGAGTCGCCGATCGGATAATTATAGTTACCCATCATCTCTATATACATAATACCGTTATCAGGATCGGATAAACCACTTATGTATTTCTCGTAATCCAACTCCACCCATCTGGCGTATGAGGATACATGTGGATAGAACTTGAAATAAGTCAAGTTGCTTCTACCGAACCAATTGGTCTTGGCGTCAATATCATTCTGCACAGACACACGACCTTCCCAGTCAGTAGTTATACCGGTATTGAACTTAGAATTATCACCATCGCCAAAAAGACACATGGCGTTCTCGATACCAAACTGACTCTCGTATTGGGGAAAATAAGCCTCCATCGTATCCATCAACTTATCAAGCATCGTCTCTGTATGATGCTTACCTTCCCATCCGTCATATTGAAACAAATACGTGCACTTACCCAATGACCTACCTCCTTGGAATGTAGGAAGTTGAACATCATTAATAGTAGGATTGACATGAGGATCATCTACCGAGCACCCATTAGTACATATACCCTCATCATATAACTGCCGGACATTAGACATATCCTGACACAAGACCAAAGCGGAGGAGTCTATATCAGACGGGAATTTATCCTCATCCTGACCATCCAGCCATTCCTGAACCAGATCTATGATATTCTTACCTCCACTGGAGTAATTATCGAAATCACACAATACAGAGAATTTCCTTTGTGACTCGGCGTTACTTTGTATTAAGGTGGTAGGCTCGGTCTCCGTATAATCACTAGCCAGCTTATACGTAAAATCAATCCTAGAATCCACCAAAGAGTTTTTATCCAATATAGTCCTGGTCTCTATCCTCTCGATATCATCACATCCACTAGGAAAATCGGGAGCCTTTATACCGTCTTGATCCTCTGGCAATGATATAGCAGCGCATAACTCGTCAGTAATACCTACATTAGATTCTATGATATCACACAGGTTCTCTATATTATCAGCGATATAATCAATAGCATCATCTACCGTAACATCTTCCCCCATCGTGTTGATAACGAATTGGGTCTCTCCTACCGTGGCATATTCCTGCTCTACATATCTGAGCTGCTTGACATCTAGCTGATTCTTGCATTCTCCTCCAAAATCATCAAATCCCCAAGACGGGTCGTTTATGATCTTTGCCGTATTCTTAAACTGCCAAAGATGACGGCGGCTGTTCCCCGCACACTGCGGGTTGTTCTCCAGCACCGACGCAGCCGACAGGTCGTCAGAGTTACCGTCCTCATCAACGATAACCTCCATCTCCTCCCTTGTGGCCGGACGAGGGATAAGCGGGAATCTAGCCGTCCTGTATCCTGTATTGGTAAAGAATCTTATACCCAACGGATATACCTCGTCACGCATGAAAGAGGCGTATTTAGAGCAAGCCACACCGTCTTTATACAAATTCTCCGTGGCTATAGATGTCTGCCATTTAACGAAATGACCCAAGAAGTTAACGACCGGTTGAAGATTCCATTCGTTCTCCACGGTCAAGCCGTATTGAAGAAGACGATTCCCGACAGACGTCATGCCTCTGGCTGTCTTATATACCGGTATTTCCTTGGATAACTTCTCCATGGTCGTACGCTCGCTATATTGATCCGTAAGATAATAGATAGTCCTTTCCGTTATCGGATGTATACCTTCTATGAAATACTCAAGAACCGGGCTTTGCTCACCATTAAACCCAACCGTGTTCTGTATAACACCTATCTTATAATGAGATACCTGCTTATCTATATTAGACACGGTAAGGCGGATACCCATGTTGGTTGACTTACCCCATAAACCATCGCGGATAACCATATCTTGACGATCGAATAACATGATTGGGTTGGTCAATGAGCAATATCCGGTCTTCTCAATCCCGAACTCATCGCACAACGCCACGCAGAACTGGTAGGTCCCGGCACGCAGGCTCCCCCCGAACTCCACGACCTCAGGCTCCACGCACGGGGCCGTCAGCAACGGGAACACCAGCAGCTTCTCGCAGGCCAGCCTACACCTCTCTATTGGCTTGTCATCCCCACATGTCTTATACCCATGGTAATGATACCAAAAGTCACCATCATCATCCGGGTTAAGGGCCTTATCGACCATAACATATCTCTGGGGATTATATCCATCGGTCCAGTATATCACCTTCCCGCATTTCTCATCCTTGATCTCTATATCGAAAATCGGGTGATGAATGGAGAAGTTAAGACAAGGGTCATCGGTCCCATCCTCTATCAACACCTCCATCAAATCACATATCTCATCGAAACGACCATCCGACTCCTCAAGTCTCTCGCCAAGGATACGATGAATATCTTTCCCTGATCCTGCTAATTGATCCTCTACGGTCTTGACATAATCCAATGACCTCATGAACGTGATCTTAGAGGTATTGTTATCAGGATTCACGAGAAAGAAATAAGTATTATCACCAGCTATATCATTCTTATACCCAATAACCTTATAGCCATCGAATCGCTTGCATAAAAGGGTACTAGGCTCGTTCTGGATCTTTAGCTGGCTTCCATCGTCACCCTCTATGGTAGCGTTCAAGGCGAAACTATATTCAGACGGGGATAGATCCTGTGGATGCTTATCCCTGTTCATCCCGGAGTCGGGAACCGCTATGTTAGAATTGTTCTGCACGATGTTATGTTTTTCGCAAAGATAACAAATCCGGCGGATAATCACTTACACGCCGGATCTTAACAAAAACTGTACGTATTATGCTAAAACATTCAAATCACGCGAATATAAAAAAATCCTCCTAACTTTCACAAGTCAGGAGGAAGACTAAACACTTAAAACGTCTCGTGGTAAAGCACAAAAACATAATAATTACGAATTTCCACCCATGTAGTTCGATTGCTTATCGGCATCCTCTACAGATATGTAAAAGAAACCGTTAGTCACGTATCTCTCATTGACATCCACAAAATCAGTAGATCCTTTGTCCACTCCTTTCTTCGATCCCTCATCACACACAGCTACCAGACTATTAAAGTCATTGGAATAACCTACGACTACACCGTGTATATCCCGATTTCGAGGATCGAATACGTACCTCATCTTATACCTATCGTAAGCTAACTCTAAAGAGCTTTTGCTTAGCCTCTCATCTAATCCGGCACCCGCTACCAAAGCCAAAACGCTCTTTGATATGTCACTCATGGTGGTATCCTTGGCCGGAGCCTTAGGCATAGAAACGCCTTCCATGACAAAATCCAACGCCTTATCTAAAAGCTCGTCGAAATCATCATCTCTTATATAATCCTTAAGCACCTCCAGTATATATAACCGGACATGGAGTTCGTTATTTACATCATTCAATGTGACCATAATACTAGTTTTCGGCAAAGCTAGATTATTCCTGCACAATAAAAAATCAAATATGTCATAAGTAAAGGACTAAAAAATAAAAAACTCCCCCATCCTCACGGACGAGAGAGCTGATAAATATTTGTATTATGAAAAAGAACAATCACTCACCTATTCTTACAATACAGTCACGAGATTCCTTGTTATAGATCATCGTGCCTACCTTAGAATACAAGGTCTTTATATTTTGCCAATTATCCTCACCATGGGCGGATACGTTGGTAGGGGCATCACCAGTATAAACCTCCTCGCCTCCGATATTGACAAAATCATATCCACGTTTCTCCATCGTACCTCCCTTATATGCCGTGAACCTGATAGTGACATTACCTTTCTCACGACCACCATACCAGTTACCGTATATACTGCACCTGATCTCAAGAGGTAATTTATCGTAATTATCGCCATCCAACAACGGCCCCATCTGGATCAAAGCGGCCTCATTACCTGATTCCATATTATCACCACCGTGGATAAGATAATCACCTACCCGTTCCTGCGTGGTCTGGTACTGTTTACTCCAACCAACCAGCTTGCCGTCCACGTCCGGGAGGCCGGTGTTATCGAAACCAGTTGCCGTATCAAAGTCAATGCCGTCCTCGTCAGCCCAGATATACCTAAGAACAAGGTAATCGAACTCCGGGATGATCACCACCGGGACGGACTCCTGCCTGCACACGAACGTCTTCTCTTCCTTGGTTCCCTCTTTTATAACCTTGTATGTTACCTGACGTATCTCGCCGGTCTCATTAATATCAGCTGTAACCTTAACCTCAGCAGGGCCAGTACCACTTGTCTTATCTAAATGTATCCAATCAGCCATATCATCGTATTTTGTTAAACCATTTTAATATACTTATCAAAAGCGTTGGGCCACATACGCTCATAAGACAACATCCTTCTCCTATTATCCTCAGCCAACTCCCGATAATCATTTAACGTGATCATCGACATCTTAAGCTCCTTCATAGCCCTAGCGAACTTACCCGGCTCCTGCTGAGCATATAATTTATAAGCGTCACCAGCGCCTTGTATCAAGCCATTCACGGCGGCATTCTCGAAGATCTTCATCTTGATATACGTCTCGACATAATCCTCAAGGTATCCTAACGCCGTTTCTGGTATATACGGAAGACCGTCATCGTCCTTAGGCGTAGCACGATATATGATATAAATAAATCCATCAAACCCTGTATACATAGTATTGCCGGATATAGTTATATCATAATTATCCCAATCGTACTTATCCCGATATTTGTCGGCGGCGCAATCACGCCTCAGTCCTCGACCTATAGACAGCCTTACGGGATGATGGTAATGAAATCGAACCTCGTGAGACCCGATATATATCCTCTCCGTGATCGTCTTCTCAAACTCCTCCTTACAGCACTCGGTGCAGGAGCTCCAACGGAACCCACGCTCGGTGCGCTCGACCCAGCCGATCTCGTGTTGGAGGTCAGCCTTAGCCTTATCGCCCCCCGGAATCTCACAGACAAGAGGCTCACACCTATAGGCGTCAAGCATGTCGAAAAAATCGGAAGGCAATACCGCCTGTTTATTACTGGTCTTGACAACCGCCTCGGACATGACCGCTATAACACCCCCGAACCTTTTCAAGGCGATCTCAGCCCACCTATAAACAGACGAGGTATCTATAGCCCCGCTATCATCGTATTTATGTAAATCGGCCTTGATCTCGGCCAACAACCCTTTTATAGTCATATTCAAGTCTTTTGCACAAAGATATGTATTTGAATCATTGATACAAAAAAAAATCTAGTCTACCCTCACGGGCTAACTGGATCACAAAAACTTCTACAGCTTATAAACCCATTTAACTCCAAATACCTTACTCTCCGACTCAACCTCCCGGTACAAGAACTTATACCTCCTACCTGATTCCATAGCCAACCTACACTCCCTGTTCAACGCCGGAGAAATATAGAGATGGAAATACTTGTTCCGAGGCATAAAATCAATACACGTATGTACATAAGAATATCCACCAGTTCCACGTCTGTTAATAGTACCGGTAAGCTTATTCAGATATATCTTACGATTAGGATTTATCTTATGGCACAGATAACCGATGTTGTTTATATAAACCCCACCCTCATCCTCCAGATACCTATCACGTATGACTTTCCAGATCAACGACTGGCACTCAAGGATATCATTCTTATCCACGATCGTATGCTTCCTCCTTTTCCCGTTCTTAGACATAATAGATCTATAGAATCGAAGAAAGTATTGATCAAGTATTTTAAATGACTTTGTTTTCATATCACAAATATAACGATTTCATCCTAATACAAGAAATTTATACACAAAAATACACCGCCTGCACCAAGGACGAGGCAAACAGGATAGCCGACAGCAACCTACAGTCAGACGGTATCTCTTACGCTAATGGCTTGGCGCAGGCCGATAGATGCGATTGCCTCGAAACATGGAGCGCTTACGCTAGCGGAAGTTTTAATGGAAAATGCTTAAGTATATCCGTAAGCTATGATAATCCATGTGGTAAATCTAAAACAGCATCATTTGATGTGTATTATACTAGATCTGAACCATCTGGAGATGTAGAATATTTCTCTACCACTAAAACAGTCACCATACCATCCGGATCGGGAACGGTATCAGGCGGAAGTGATTGTGTTAGCAATGCTACAAGCATGTATGTATCTAATCCAAGTCAAGGTGGAGGCTGTTAAAAACAAAAAGGAGAGGTTGATTATCCTCTCCTTTTTATATAAACCTAAGATCTTTTCTCTTAGTATGATTTAATATCCTACTAATATGTCTGGTACTTAATCCCGTTCTTTCCTTTATCTTATCATAGATATAACCCTTGGATACGTAAGCCGACATATCTCCCAGATCTTTTATAATCTTGTCATACATATCGTGCACCTCATTATATCTTATAATAGAGCTGTCTCTCATCCCTCTTTCGCCTATACCGTCAACTATGGCGTCATTGAAACCAAAGAAATTGATTATTGATCTTATTAGATTCATGTTATTGAATTTTTTGTGTTTTCTTATTAATATCCATATCCGGGTTCTCATCCGTAGGGATCTGCAATTTGGTTACAGTTTCCCTTAATGTTTCGGAAACCACATATTCAAGAAGTTTGTCTGGGCATATGAAATCATAATCCCATTGAGATGTACATGGCTTATCTTTTTCAGCTCCACATCCCCCTAGCTCTAACGCCGCTTTTCTGTCGAGAGTTATAAGATCAACATTTATAGCCTCTATGTTAATATCTGGTATATAGATATATCCATCATTGACATAATAATAGTATTGATCTATATTCCCGTATTTACGTTCCTTGTTGTTAGCGTATTTTCTTAACGATATGGAGGTAAATATAATATCATCCATGATATTTGATACTTTGATGATAGCCGGACCTATACGGGTATATATCATATCGGGCAATCTTTTCTTGGATCTCATAAGTATCCTGCATAACTTAAACTCATCAAAGCAACAATCTACCTTACGAACCCTCTCCATTTCCATGCAATTAATATGAGTATACAGCGATTCCTCGCCGAACAAGGTTCCATCAGCATACTTCTGGGCTATATAAGACCTTGCTTTTTGCCTGCCTATGGACAATATCCATCTTCTACTGACATGAGCGTCCTTATTGATGGAGTTCATGTCATTCATGATCCTAGATACAAATTCTGAATTTTTCATGCATGAAATACTAAGGAGGGGATATACCCCTCCGGTTATTACTTCTTTTTCTTAACCTTGCCTCCACATTTCAGTTGAGGTTTCTTTTTCTCGGAGACTTTGCCTCCTTCTGCCATCTTCTTTTTCTTAGCACATACCATAATCTTACTTTTTTAATGTTGGTGATACAATATTAGTCATTTCTATCGAAAATAGAATAAACAAGGTTGATGAAACTACCAACTTACCGCCGCGGCACAGGCTGACACACAAAGACTAGCGCAGGAAAAAGCCAACGCTATGGAGTGCGATTGCATGGAGCCAACAAAGACGTGGTCATGGTCTGTATCTATGAATAATGATTGCATGAGTCATGAGCAACTTGTCACATCAAGAGGATTTACGATTACGTATAATAATCAATGTGGTAGATCTATATCTGGGTCTGTGAGTGGTATAGGATATACACAAAACGGAGAAGAGCAGGTCAATAGCGCTAGCTTTACAATTCCCGCAGGATCCGGGACCAAGAGTGGAAGTGTATATTTTAGCCGAGAAGTGGTATGTGGAGATGTAACAATCTCTGGTCATGATTCAGGTAATTGTTGACAATCACTGCTGTTATGGTTTTTAATAAAAAGGAGAGACTTATTAGCCTCTCCTTTTCCATTACATATCAGGATCTTAACAGTTCCCAGATCCTCCCCCAGAAACACTTATAGACCCACATTGTACTCCTGAATCAAAACCTATGACACCAGTTTTTTTACCAGACCCAGTAGGTATACTTACGGAAGTACTTCCAGCCGTAACAGTTTGCCCATTATCATTCCTGCCAGTAACAGTTACAGTTATTGATTTAGATGATCCACATTGATTATTGTAAGACACTTCATAGGAGCACCTTAATGCAGATGTAGAACCAGGCAGACCATTACAAGGATCACCGCTCAGCATAGCGTTGGCGCTCCACGTCTTTGTTGGCTCCATGCAATCGCATCTATCGGCCTGCGCCAAGCCATTAGCGTAAGAGATACCATCGGATTGTAGGTTATTGTCGGCTATCCTATTTGCCTCGTCCTTGGTACAAGCCTCATATTTACCAGCGATTTGCTTATAACTGATAGTCTTAGGAGTACAGTTGCTAGGACAGTTCGTAGCCTTGACATTTCCCCATCGGTCATCATTGCCAACCTTAGAAGGACATATCCTAGCATCAACTAAATTTTGTAATGCATCCTTGTACCCTTTATACTTGTTATAAGCTTGTTCACTAGCCAGATTCGATGAAGAAGCACAAAATTCACCAGCGCTAACCACCTTAATAGGGCTATCAGGAACACATACATCACCGCATTCGCCCGAACATCCCTTACATACCTCATTGGTATAGACAGTGTAGTCATATGGATTACAGCAATGTTTACCACCATTCTGCCAATATCCTGTAGGATCGCACTCGCTAGAATAATGCTCCTCGCTATTACCATTATTACACCTGCTATTATCCATATGATATGTATTATCACACCCGCATCCACAAGATCTCGAATCGGACTCAACCAACTCATCTTGATTTGGGGCTGAAGAGCAAGGATTGGTCTGATTCCTACTCCTACGATAATCGCATCCACTACAATAGTAACTCCAATCATCATAAGATGGGGTATCATCGTCATCGGCGCAATCACCATTCTTATTAGCGTAAGCTTGAGCGGCGGTCTTAGTCGCCGTATCATTCTTGAAAGCGTTTTGAACCTTGCTGTCGGCATCCGCCTGAGATACGGTAGATGTCAACGCTGACAACCCTAAGGCGCTATAAGGAACGGATAGAGCGACACCATGTTTACATGTACCACAATTATCCTTATAAAATGTAGCGCTTCCAGTACCGGTCCATACACAAGTTCCATGTTGGTTAGCGTAATCCTGTCCCTTCTGGTCTAAGATCTGCTCGGCCTTGCTTCTGGCATCAGCCAAAGAAACCTTGCTGGTGATAGGCGTACCGCCGTTGGCTTGCGTAGAGGTCACCGTTATTCTCTGACCAACCCCGCTTCCGGCGCAATTGTTCTTATAGAAGTCACGGCTTGCCACGTAAGTCCAAGTACATCCACCGTTCTTATTGGCGTAGTTCTGTCCATCGGCTCCACGAACAGCATTCTCGGCCTTCTTATTAGCGTCAGCCAAAGATATGTTGGAGGTATACGGATGTCCCGGCAGCCTGTCGCTACTTACGGATACCATGTCGCCTACGCCGCCATCAGCGCAATTGTTCTTCTGAACCTGACCGGTATAGCTTCCTGTCCAAGTACAAGTACCCTTCGAGTTGGCCACGGCCTGACCCTGAGAGTTCACGGCGGCCAATGCCTTGGCGTTAGCGTCAGCTTGGGATACACATGACTTAAACTTACCATCAGAGCTAGGACTTGGATCCGTAACATCATTCTGAGTTACGGTAACAGAGCTTCCAACTCCACCATCCGCACATTGACGGGTAAAGGCCTTGGATGCCGTACCAAACCAGAAACATGTATTATTACCACCAGCTATATACCGCTCTTGATTATCAGGATCAGTATAACAGGTATTGGTGTTACGTTGATGTAATTGAGAGATACAGTCCTTACATACGGTCTCTATAGTCTCCCATACCGGTTGCTCGGTCTTCGTATGGCACGTATCATCATAGTTCTTGTTGACGAACGCCTGACCCATTCTGTCGATATAGGCCTTAGCCAAAGCGTCTGCCTCTTCCTGAGAACGGGTTGAGGTAAAGAACTGACCCATAAGATCCGGGGTTACGGTGATAGGATCTGCATACTGACAAGTAGGACACTTAGGAGTGAACTCCTTGCTATAATTACCTACATATATCTTCAGTTCGTCGCAAGTACCACGATCGTTGGCTATAGCCTGACCTTGCGCCTTGACAGCGGCCTTGGCAAGCTCATCGGCGGCGAACTGGCTCTCGTATGAGTAGAACGGACCTCCGGTCACGTCAGCCTCAGTAACGGTAACTGAAGACGGGATAAGACCAGACGGACAATTATTCTTCTCAAACGCCTCGCTATAATGACCGGTGTACTTAGGAGCCTCATGGCAAGTACCACGCTCATCGGCGATCTTCTGACCTTGATTCATGACAGCGGCCATAGCGACTAAGTTAGCCTCATCCTGTGATACACAAGACTGGAACGGATGACCTTCCACCATATCTTGTGTCACGGTGAACGGATCTCCTACCTGATTAGCGCCACAATTGCTCTTCGTGAACTCGAAGCTAGCCTTACCGGTATACATAGTAGCGTCAGAACAAGTACCCTTGGTATTAGCCAAAGCCTGTCCTTGAGCCTGTACGGCGGTCATAGCCATAGCGTCAGCGGCGGCCTGGGAGTCGTTAGACTGGAATGGGTGTCCTTCTACCATATCTTGGGTAATCGTCACCTTAGATCCGATCTTACACTCACCACAGTTGTTTCTCGTGAACTCCAAGGAAGCACGGCCGGTGTACGTACAAAGGGCGTGGATATTGGCAAGAGCCTGTCCTTGGGCGTCAACGGCGGTCTTGGCCTTGTTGTTTGCATCCTCCTGTGATACGGTAGACGTGAACGGATAACCGTCAACCATCCTATCATTTACCGTATAAGTACCACCAGTGCCAGCACCACAATTGTTACGGGTAAACGTACGTGTATAAGTACCGGTATATACAGGCACCTTCTCGCACTTACCTTTCACGTTAGCCACATCCTGACCTTGAGCCTCGACGGCGGCCTTAGCCTTATTGTTGGCGTCTTCCTGAGATACGGTAGACCTGAAATCTCCTGTCACCATAGTCTCATCCACGACAACCTTGGTGCCGTATTGGGTCTCATCACAGTTATTACGAGTGAACTCCTTATTATACCTACCGTAGTAGATCGTCTTCTCCTTACACTCACCTTCTAGGTTGGCTTGTTGCTGGGCGTTAGCCTCAAGATCGGCCTTAGCCTTATTGTCAGCATCCTCCTGAGAGATAATAGAGAAGTACTTACCAGCGGCTACAACATAAGTATAAGGTTGACCGATATGGAACTCATCGCAATTGTTTCTAGTGACTGTCTTCTCCATCCTTACGTTATAGTAGACGTTAGTCTGACAGTCGCCACGCTCGTTGGTGATAGCCTGACCTTGCGCCTCGACAGCGTCCTGCGCCAGCTTGTTGGCGGCATCCTGCGATACCGTAGAAGTGAACGGATATCCAGAACACATCTTCTCGTCCACAGTGAAGTCAACAGGAGTAGAACCCTCAGGGCAGTTGGTTCTCTGGAATACCTTGGAGTACGATCCGGTAAATACCGGTATCTTCTCACAGTTACCCTTGATATTCGCTATATCCTGACCTTGAGCCTCGACAGCGGCTTGGGCTAGGCTATTAGCGTCTTCCTGAGACACGATGGATCTGAAGTCCCCTATAACCATCGTCTCATCGACAACCACATCAGTACCGTATTGGGTGGAGTCACAATTGTTACGGGTAAAGGTCTTACTAAACTTACCATAATAGATATTCTCCTTAGGCTTACACTCACCCTCCAAATTGGCTTGTTGTTGACCGTTCTTCTCAATATCCTCAAGAGCCTTCCTATCGGCGTCCTCCTGAGAGATGGAAGATACGTACTTGCCCTCAGGAATGATATAAACATATTCCTGACCGTCACTGAACTTATCGCAATTATTACGTATAAACGTCTTTCTCTGCTCCTCGTTATACCAGATATCGGTTATACACTCACCATGCTCGTTGGCGTATTTCTGACCGTTCAGGGCTATATCCTCCATAGCCTTGGCGTCTGCGTCCTCCTGCGAGATAAACGACTTGTAAGTCCTTTCCTCGACCGTATACAACACCACCGATCCATGCTGGTTGGCCAGACAGTCGTCCTTGGTGAACGGCTGAACCATCTTGATATTATAATAAACGGGCTTGGCGTCCTGAGCTATCATATACTCCTTGACAATATTACCGTCCTTTGACGTTATACGGAACTTAGCCGTACAGATCTGACCGGTATAATTAGCCTTGTATACGATATTAAGCTTATTATCGCCTACCCCATGGCTCTTGTCGTTAATGGCAAAGCAATTACCCTCGACACAATTCTTATCTATTTCCCTTGCCATATTATCCTTCAGTTATTCTCCATGAAACATCATCTCCGGCCTCTACCCTCACGATTTGGGTATCACCATCCTTATTAAGCGTCAACCTTTGCGGATCCACGTTGAAGGGTGGTTCCGGTTCCGGCTCACTACCATCACCGCAAGTGCAACATACCAGCTCGATATCATACTCGGTATTGGACTTGATATCGATGACAACCTGACCGTTCTCGCTAGTCACGTTATCGAAGTCATGATCAAGTATGATATAAGGTATATCATTAGGCTGTTGATTGATATTAACAACCTTACCGTTCAAGACAAACATCTCATGATGCTGTTCGTTATCCATATTCTTAGGCATAGCTATGACAAAGCTAGCCTCATACAAATCAGTGGCTCCGGGATCCTCAGGATCGGCATACACTATATACCTGCTATCCTCTTCCGGGACTTTCATGGATAAGCCGTTCACGTTCATGGATACTATATAGGACTTGCTCACCGAGCCACCAAGGGTAAGGCAGGAAGCCTTGACTGAGGCGGAGTTGAGCTTGGCGTTGATGGTCGCCGTCCCGCCCTCCATGTCGAACATGATACTGGTAGGATCCACGCTTACCCGCTCTATACCCTTCTGGGTTATAGTAGCGAGTTTCGTAACCTTGCCTTTCTCGACCGCCACGTAAGTCTCCCTAGGCAACCTACCCATCCATCCCGGCTCTACCTTGATAGCCACCTTGTCGGGACCGGTACCGGAAATCTTGTCGTAGGACACCCATGAGGAGCCTTGCTCGATCTTAGCAAGAATATCTTTTAAATTATTCATATCATTCCGCTTGAGTTATAGTCCATTTATCACTCTTACCTACGATAATCTCCAGAATCTGCTCGCCACCCTCAGGAGGATACTCGAAGTTAGTAGGCTTAATCTCAAACACGCTGGCGCCACCACAACCAAGATCGCAGATCATGTCCGGCAACCATCCCTCCTCGAAAAACCGTTCTATAAGCTCCCTGACAGCCTCTGAAAAAGAGTCAAGCTCTAACCTGTCTACGGGAAGAGATCCCTTCTTGAGGGTCTCACCACATACCCAGCCGTCACACTCGGAAGCCAAGACCGTATCGTACACTCTTTTAGCCATAACATGAGGTATTTAAAATATTACTATTCAATGTAGTATATACGATATTAACATCAGTGAACTCATCACCCATGCAATATTTCTTCTTAAACTTAACGGACCTGCCAGAAACGACATATCCATCATTAGGGACGATAGTACCACAATAGGTAACGCTGAGCACGTTCAACGGCTCGTATCTTAACCTGACAGCTTGAACGCCCTTGAATGAGTCACGTTGGATGGATGCCGTGGCACCAGATACGGCAACCAGCTTCCTTACCAGAGACTCAATTACGCTATTCATGCCATCACCGTTCCTGATGTCTGCCTCAGGGAACGACTGACCGTCATATATGATCTGGGAGCTGTAGATACTACACTCATTCCCCGGTCTATATTCCGGTTTACATGGATTACAATTTTTCATATTATCAAATTAATTTGTTGATCATTCTTCTCAACTCGGATATCTCGGCATCCCTATCCCGTATAGCCTTTATCATAGCGTTAAGGGTATCGGACATATCGCAATTAGGGGATAATCCCAATGATTCCACACGTACCTTATCACCTGGATAAATACAATCGGTACTCATGTACGTAGAGCACGGTACTTTCGTGTCGTCTACAGTAGGTCTGTATTGTTTTTTGTTGCAACCGTTCATCACCAAACCTCCTCTTCAGTTCCGCTATCCCCGCCGCTACCACCGGCGTTGACAAGCTCGTTTATAATCCTCTTCAAATCCAGAACCTCACGATGGTATAAATCTATCTGCTTATCCCTAGACGCTATAATACGCCTCAATGAGTCTATAACGACAGAAATGTCAGTACCTTTCTCTATGCCATCCGCTACCAGCTCATCGCCTGAGTACAAGACGCATTTATCATACAAGGTTATAGGACATCCATAACCAACACAAGGTTCGTCCTGACAATCCCGATCGCAAGGATCACAAGGATCGTTAGGGCATTTGTTAAGAAACCTATCTATCTTAACGCCATGACAACACTCTTCGGGACGTTCCCGTGAATGATCATGACAACAACCACCTGAATTGCACATATTAATAATATTAATGTTTTTAGCAAAGATACTTATTTGGTTTGATTATAAGACAACGAGACGTATGAAACAATAGGAGGTAGAGACCATAAGCCCCTACCTCCAAACACTAATCTATAAATTATGGAAAAACAAAAAAAGGCATTATCACCAATAACACTGATCTTCTTGATCGATATTCTCAATCCATTTCTCGCACTCAAGATTAAGATCAGCATGTTCCTGTCCCTCTACCATCAAGACCTCACGAGCCTTGGCGTTGGCATCCTCAACCGATATCCATGACCTAAACCTGTTGGCTTTGATAGAGTAATATACTTTACCGGACTTATATCCGAACGGACATATCTTCTCGAACCAATCACCGATCTTCGTATTATAGAATACAGGTGAACAGCTACCCTCGGCGTTAGCCTTCTCCTGACCTTCTTTCATGAACTTCCTATAGGCTAACGTATCGGCGTCTATCTGGGAGATATCGGATATGACAGCTCCAGCTGGTAATTCATATACAATACCTTCCTTGCCTGATGCGCCAGCCTCGCAGTCGTTCTTGTAAAACAAGCCACGAAGAGGCTGTGAGGCCCAGTCCTCGCAGCAAGCCCCGACGGAGTTGGCCTCCCCCTGCCCGATCCGTCCAAGCTCCACCCTAGCCTTATCATTGGCATCTTTCTTGGATACGTAAGAGACAAACCTACCTTCCTCTATACATACCTGCTCCTTGGATCCCTTACCGCTTACGCAATTGTTCTTGATAAACTCATCGCATACCTGATCATTATACCATACAGCCGGTATTATGTCGGCATATGTATTGGCGTAGTCCTGACCGTTGGCTTTGATATCATCCTCAGCCTTGTTGTCAGCCTCCTCCTGCGTATCGCCAAAATAGACGTTGGCCGGGACCCGGTAGTCAACAGAGCCGCCCACGTACCCGGCAGGCGGGTTATTTCTGGTGAACGTCCGAACTATTTCTTTATTACCGTATACCATTGTGATTCACTTTGTCACAAAGATAAATATTTTACCGATATGAGACACATAACCGTAAATTCAAATACGCAGTTGCCTGATTATCAATTTTTGGGCAAAAATGGAATTAATTATCCCAGTGATTAAACGACTCCGATCCGGCGAACACCCCATAGTCCCTAAACATACCTCCACATAATATGAAATCACTTTTCTTGCTACCATTTATAGATGACAATATGTATTTATATCCCTTGCCTGTTATGTAAATAGTCCTCGCATATATAACCTTACCAGATTCGGTGCATATATTCTTATCACGATAATGAGCAAACCCTTTCCTTACAGCATTAGCCGTAATCTCCCAATCTCCATTAACCTTAACCCTTTTGACTATTATCTTTATCTTAACAAGAAAATCTCGTAAACATTTATCGCTTATAATTATATCATTCTGCTCAAGCTTCTTGGCTAAATCCCTTACCAGCAAATCTGATTCTCCAGACATGATAAACGACTCTGAAAATTTTATATCCTCTTTCTTCGACTCAAGAACCTTAGCCATCTCCTCGGCTTTGGCCCTCTCCTCTAACGCCAGCTTCTCGGCGGCTACCCTGCCACGATATTCCTTAGCCCAAGCCTCAGCAGCGGCGGGAGGATCATTAAAATCAGGAATCACGCATTTGCCTGTAGTGAGAAGCTCTTTAATTCTATCCAAACACCATAACCTAAAATCAACACTAAGCCACTGAGCGAAATCCAAAGCCAAATCCTCACACATCCATGTGCCAGGACTAACCGTACCCCTGATAATCGTAACAGGCTGAAAATCAGCATTACCATATTTTCTGGTAATGGCATTAATTAACTCATTTACAGAAGATAACGATAAATAATCATTTGGTCTCTTTTTAAACGGCTTCGCCATTTCGGTAGCATTCACATAAGTGATACCGTTCTCTGTTTTGAAAGTTATATCATTACCATTGTAGCTAAATATTGTAGATAATCCGTTTTCGTTGGATTTAAACGCCAAAATCCTACTACTATTATTCATAGAATCATTGGAAATAATTATATTTGCACTCATAATAAATTAACCTATGTCCATTACATCGTGAGATATGATGGACATACAAAAATAGCCAATCGAATCGTCTATGACAAATCAATTGGCTATTTTTTATATCTAACACATAAAGATATTTTACAACTTACAAGAGTATCTATCTAACCTACTTATTTAGAAGACTCCTTACAAATTGGATACTTGATTTACAGTAGCTTAACATCTAGCAATCCTCATAAATCAATATCTATACATATGATTATCACCATCGTCCATTTTTGGACTATGGCTCGTTACTCACGACAAATCTTATCCTCCAAAGCATAAAGAACTTTCGCTACGGTCTTATCGCCACTTACCTTCACGCAAGACTCACCAAGATCCCGGACATCTATAGCCTCCCTAATACGGGTAAGCTCGTCATATATCTCCTCTATCACATCAGAGATCATAACACACTCATCAGAGTCCTTATGCTTTGACCACTCTGGTAGATCACCCTCATAAGGTACGCAAGTGGACGGGGTTATATGTGAACAACTGTATTTTCTCATGCCAGCAACTTATTAACACGTTCCTTTAACGATCTCACCTCATCCGGGCATAACCCGCAATCATTATCACATAATGACCTTTGCAGACGAATTATCTTACCCCAATAGGATATATCGGGCTTGTCCCCGATCCTATACCTATGGTATCTCATGTATCTACCCCATTGACAAGACAGCCATTCGTCTACGACCTTACATAGATCTATTCTATCAAGGTTTGATATGCTCTGCGCGCCCATCGAGAATCTCCTTTCTCATTTCCTGTACCTCCTCGTCAGGCGGGCATCCATATGGCAGGTTCTTGATCCATTCACGGATCTTTTTCTGCATATTAAGATAAGATACGCCAACGCCATCACCCTTGGTACGAACTTGCTTATATATACTAACCACGTCACGCTCCATGGTCTGCAACGGATCTTGCATAACCATACAACCAGCGGTGCTTCTAGAAGCGTACTCCATATCGCTAACAACGGTAGAAGAAGAATGATTCATCATGCTTCTCTCAATCCTTTCTCTCTCGGCCCTTAACGCCTTTTCCTTACAAGTATTACAACCCATAATTATATCTTTAAAATTCAACAATCCACGCAATTAGTAGCCATCTCAAGAAGCTCTCCAACACGATCAATGATCTCATGAGCCGCCTCTATATTATCCAACCTGACGTTAGCTTCCGCTACAGTCATAAGCGCCTCCATCTCCTGTATCTTGCCTATAAGATCCTTATCCTTATCCTCACACAAGATATCGGTCTTGATCCATAGCCGGTCGAGACGTCTGCGTATAAGATCCGTCTTAAGATACTTGCGACTGAAATTGTAAGTGGAAGGGCTACCTATGATCTTAATATCATATATACCGTCTGGAAGATCAAGATACTTAACATTGCAATCATCATAATTAAAACAATTGAGACCTAGCGTTAGGCTGGTAAAGGTATTGACCTGATTCTTGCCAAGAAACAACGTAACGGGGTCGGACATACCCGGCGTAGTGATCTCGATGATCGCCTTCCTGTCCTCCAGCAGCCCCCACTCGGACTCATCCAATACCTGCAATACCTTTGGATCACGTGTCTCTAGTACCTGAAATGACAACCGAATATCATTCATATTAACCTTCTTGTCGTACCGGCACAAGCTATCGTCATAACGAGCCTGCATATCAAGATCAGGGACATCGGTATAATATGTCTTGACCTCATGCCCGTTGATAAATACCGATGTTATCTGGCAAACATGAGACCTAGCGACATCAAAAAACACCATCCTTACATTACCCTCATAATCAACACCAGATGTAGGGTATGTCAATATCTGGGTATTATACTCACCATCGTTACGTCTAGCCACGACAGTAATAACGATAGGTTTCTCTATATCGTAATCATCCATGATAATCCTAGCGGCGAACTTATCATGAATTATCTTCGGTATGATATTGATCTGATTCATTTGTATTTCTTTTTCACAAAGATAACTATAAAGACGAATCTTAAAAAATAGATTCAAAAAATAGTACCACATGGATATATTATCAAAAAGAATGTATACATTTGCGCCATGGTCGGTTGGATGAGTGGTTTAGTCGGTGGTCTGCAAAACCATATACCTCGGTTCGAATCCGGGACTGACCTCATATTTGCAATTCTTTTCTGGGGTGATAACCAATAGGTGTATGGGGTTTCTTGTACACCTATTATTTTATCAATCCGAATCTTTTCAACAACACAAATAATACAACCAATATACCTAAGATCGACATAAAGATGATAGCCATCGGCCACCTTGATTCCTCCTTATCATCCACATCCTTAGATTTGATATCTATCTTATTATCCATATTCTTTATATCATTCCTCGTCTTATCAATACCAAGGGAGTCGGCTGTCACGGTGCTATCACGCCGGCCAATGACGATATGGGTATCTGTCTGCGAGGACACCGGTCGCTCCCCCGTGGCAGGATCAACATCCTTGTCCGTATCGAACTTCCTCTCCGTTATAATAATATCGGCATTAAGGTCAGAGGTCTTTATCTCCACCATCCTCCGGTCTATAACCTCATTTATCATCGTCTCTATCCTGCTGATCAACCGGCTATCAATAGACGCCTCGCTAACCTGCCTCCTGCTTCCGCAAGAGGACAGGGACAGCGACAGACCTAAACAAAAAATCGCCCTAAGACTTATCCTTAACCTCATCATCAGCAATCTTCTTTATATCGTCAAACGTCTCGTCAGGTATGTTCTTGGAAAAACTAAACATCTTGAATACGTTTATCCTCTTGAACACAGCCTTGAATACCTTCACCAAATAAGCGTCGGAGAAAGCATCACCTATCGTATTCAAGAAAAGCATCACATATCCAACAAGGGCTATATACACCCCATATTTGGTAACGGTAAGTATCATGCTAGCCTCCTCCTCGATCGGGTATAACGTCTTATATATAACACATAATGTCATTACTATAAAACAGGACAAAGCGAACTCCTTAAGAATATCAGTTAACCTGACCTCCCTAAGCCATCTCTTAAAACTAAACCGTCTTCTACGGCTTCGTCGGAGCTTCCAGCCCCTTACGCTTTGCGCTAACCTAGCCAAAAAATTAGCTATTAATACTATAAGTAATACAGTCAATAAATGATGCACTGGCTGGAAGTAAGCCCAACAAGAAGCACCATACGCAAGCGCTATATTCCATAAAGCCCTCACTCGCTCTATCATGTCTTTGTCTTTCATTTTATACCATATACGCAAAGTTAACCACTATACCGTTAAGTACCTAAAACACCACGGCGTGTATACCGTTCCTAGTATCAAGGCTATCAAAATGCAACCAACCCACCTTCCCTTCAAGCCGGAAAGGATATGGTAACATATCTTGATGATCCAAAATCAAGCCTCTGGCCTGTTCCGCCGTCATTGACTTGACATCGAAATCCCCAGCCTTACCCAACACATGAGCGGATAGATAAACATCTTTCTTATCCTTAACTATCTGACAGATGTTGCATCTAAGACCACGTTGGGAAAACTGCCCTTGCTTATCCCAGTTATTACAATACATAGGCTGTTTGATTATATCCCTCCGTAATATAAGAAGATTATGGAGAAACGCTGTATCAAGAAACTGCCACGATCTGTCCTTCCACTTATTATATGTATGAGGACATACTAATTCCACTATATCAAAATACGAACCTAGTTCTTTTATAATACTATTTCTATCCATATTATCCGTTTTTTAAATAATGCAAAATAATAATACCACGATAACCTGATCCTCCTCGACCGCTCGTAGCCTCACTATTAGAAGCTTTAGAGGCTCCTCCTCCACCACCTCCATAATAAGTGGCATTACCTCCATTTTTGCCATTAATAGTAACACCCTCAATATCCTCGACTCCAGCTCCATCACCTCCCCCGTGATTTCCGCCTTTCCCTCCGGATAAAAAGCCCATATTCCATCCTCTTGTATAAGCTCCCGATCCACCACCAGCGCCCATAGGATAAGGATATCGGTCAGGATATTTGTTATTAAAAACATATGATCCATCTTGCCCTGGATTTCCCGGGGAAGGATCATGACCATCCCCTTTAACTCCATATCCGCCTATTCCACCTTTGCCGGCAATAGCCTGATATATACCAAATATACTATCACCACCTATATCTCCTACAACCACCCTATATGTAACACCTGGATTTACGGGTATAGTCCCAGTCAGTACACCACCTCCGTTACCGCCACTCCCGGCATTATATACATCGGAATATTCTCCATTAAGACCTCCGGCGACCAGCGCGAACTCAACCTCATAGACCCCATCAGGAACCGCCCAATATCCATTATCCTGAGGAGATAGCTCCTCGAATACCTCTATTATCTTCCTTTTGGGTAACATCCTTCTTCTCATCATAAAGCAAATAGGATTTTACCCCCCCCCCAATTTAGTTTTAAAATATTGATATTCATAATATTATTCTGGTTTAATCGTCCATCTCTGGGCGTAGTTATTTTTTAGCACATATATCTTCTCCATAGGTGTAGCGGGAGACCCGTTGGACGAGCCTTTCACGAATCCCTCTGGGGCCTGCTCCGTGCCGGAAGGACGCTGGTTTTCGGTTGGATAAACAGCAACATACATGCTTACCGAAAGACTATAGAACTGGTTCCTCTTCCCATCCTTAGCCACGGATGTCATAGTAATCTGATCCCATCCTACAACAAGGTCGTAGAAAGAGTTCACGAAATCATCTGATCTTTTTTGGCTATGAGTGGATGCATTCACGTTAAACCATGTAATAGCCCTCATCTCATAAATATAATCCGGAAGCTTGTCCATTCTAAGACTATTGCTACTAGCTGCAATGAAACTAGTAAGATGTTCCAATCCCCTTCCAGACATATTATCATCATTCCAACCCGTCCTTCTTTCTCCACTTACCCAGTCATCTAAAAAATAAAAATCAGTAATATTAGGATTTATCTTATCTACCTCGAAAAAAGGAAGGGTATTTATATCAAAATAATTCCACATATCAGAAGGGCCAGGATGTATTTTCAACGAAGTTAATTTAGGAAGATCATTAAACTCCTTTATATACCTATCCAAATAACATGAAGACAATTCAAGGGTTTGAAGATTTTTCATATTCTTTATATTCCTTATCCCGCTAGATTCTATATCCCTAAGATCAAGCATATTAAACATATTTAAATAATATACCTCTGTCTTACTGGTTATAGCCTCAGGAATTACGGTCATTCTTTGCCCTATATTTTGAAGATCGATATAAATTAACTTTTTGGATCTTGACAACTTGTCTACAGGTATACCGTCATTAACATACAGCGTATGGGATACGATAAAAAACTCAAGTCCTGGTATATCCACAATCGGGAAAGATGTCATCTTGCAAACTTGGATATTGGCATAATAAATATCACAAGTAAAATCTATCGACACAGCCCGTTGTACGTCCCTCCTCCCATCAGCGTAAGCATGATTATCTATAGGTACGTATTGCGATCCATCCTCCTTCCTGAACCACCACGTAGTATTGGGATTTTTCCTATGTTGTATTGCCAAAGAACGGAATATAATACAATAATTATCCCGCCCTTGAACCTTGGTCATAGGAAACTGCTCCTTTATTCCATCCCCCCAATCCACATTAGCCATACCGGGCTTTCTGGATCTAAACTCGACAAACGTATTATAAGGATTACCAACGACAGGATCAGGTACATAATTATAATCATCGGTATAATAATTTCTAAGTGCCCTATCCCATGTGGTGAACCACACGAACTTGTTGGATGATGCCTCGTATTTATATAATGTCTTAGCCATTACCTATCTTGTTAAAATATTCTACAATAACATTCCTGTCCAATCCCATAGAATCACATAAAAACTCCCCTTCTGGTTGACCCCCAAACGATAATACCTTATCCGTATCATGAGCTAAAACATCTCCATCGCCTACAAAGGTACGCCCATCGTCAAATATGATAAGCTTATATGGCTTATACGACCTCGTGTCAATATCAGAAGACCGTGTTGACCTTAACACCGAAGCCTCTGGTGCCATACTAAACCTCCATCCATAATTATTCATAAGCACATAAACCATCTCCATAGGAGTCGACGGAGAGCCATTAGACTGACCCTTTATAAAACCAGAGGGAGCCTGTAATACGCCACTAGGTCTTTTATCATCAGGCTCGGAAGCTAAATACATACTTAGATACAATCCATAAAACTGATTTCTTTTGCCATCGGAAGCAGAGGAAGACATAGTGAGATAATCAAATCCCATCACCTTCTCATATAATGTTGATATAAACGTATCACATCGACTTTGGGTTGACAAGCTGCAATACATATAAAAGCTATTCATAGACCTCATCTCATATATATAATCCGGTAGATTGCTTACATCTATATTACTATAGCCATATGAGGCGATAAGGCTAGTGATATTTTCCAGCCCCTTGCCGATCATATACGGATGCCAGCTCGCGACAGACCCATACCATCTATTTATATGATCGAAAATCCTTAAGCTAGGATTTATCTTATCCACCTCATCCATAGCCGGGCATGTATTAGGGTCAAACGATGGCATAGCCACTCCCGGGGATATATATAATTCTCTTAGCTTGCTAAAAGACAGCCATTCCTTTGGATATACCCTAACCCTGCAACATGCCAAAGCTAATGTTACAAGATTAGGCCACATAGAGGGGAATTTCCTTATATTAGAAGACTCCGTATCATTAAAATCAGCCGTTCGACTTAAATTAATGCCTTTCAACTTAGTCAACCTATCCCAATCATCCGGTATGGATGTCAATGTCCCTACACCCAATTCGTTAAGTGTTATATACTCTATATTTACCGATCTACGTATCCTGTCTTTAGGGATATCGGTTATATTCCCATCGCCGGTAATGGATAAGGTTAAGTTGATAATACTTGGGGCGTCTAATATCGGGAATCCTACCATCATTATCCTTATTGTTTGAACGAATGTAATATCATTCGTAAAAGTCATGGTAATGACCCGATCTTTATCTAGCCCATCAGCGTAAGCATGATTGGGGGCGGGAATATACTCACTCCCATCTTCCTTATAAAACCACCATGGATGGCTATCCGGATTCTTACGATAACTTATATCCCTTCTCCTGAACATCAACCTATATCGCCCGTATATGGATTCGCTCCTATCCTTCACGAAAGGAAATTGCTCTTTATTCCCGTCACCCCAATCGACCTCGCACATGCCGGGAGCATTAGAATAAAATCCTATAGTCTCATTATAATTATTAATATCCAATATAGGATCAGGCACATCATCAGTAGTATCATTCCTGTCAACTCCCCTAAAAGCGTATTTGCCTTTAGTAAAAAAGGTTATAGACCCTTTATTCGTATCCTTACATATCAGCCTCATACCTCTCCCTCCTCTATTCTCCTGAAATACTCGACAACCGGTGAGCTGTCCAATCCCAGATCGTTACAGATATCCATAGCCTCGTATTTGTCGGCGAAATTATACTTACTCATATTATCATCCAATACATCTCCGCTGAATACTGACACATGACCGTCCTTTACGCCAAGGACGAACGGGGCGATCCTCGCCTTCCCCGCCCGCCTTGCCCTCGTAAGGGCGGCCTTGGAGGCTGGCGCCGGGGCCAACACCCATGTCTGCCCGTAGTTGTTGGTAAGTACATACACCTTCTCCATAGGCGTCGTAGGATTACCGTTGCTAACACCCTTAACAAACCCATCAGGAGCCTGATAAACGCCAGATGGTCTCTTATTAGTAGGAGCTGCGGCAGTATATAAATCTAAGGTAAGTTTATAAAACTGATTCCTGTTGCCGTCAGAAGCCGTCTGTGACATCGTTATATAACTCCACGACATTATCTTATCATAAAACGTGTTAACGAACGTGTCAGCCCTCTCCTGTGTAGATATAAAATGACTCGATAAATTCCATTTCCTAAATTCCCTTACCTCATATAACCAGTCTGGGAGATCGTCTACCGGAACCGTATATGACCTACAATATGTCTCCTGAATCTTATTCAACTTTCCTCCTACCAAATCCTGTTTCCATGAACTACCTCTAGCCATAAAATAAACACGTATTTTATCATCCCCTACCTTATCCACCTCATCAAATATAGGTATGTTATTCCTATCGCTAATGATATCTATACCCACAGCCGGAATAGAATTAAAAGCCGGATCATACGAAGGTATATTGCACCCATTGAAATTAAAAATAGTAAGATTCTCCCATTCCGAGAACCTCCTCCAATTAGAATCGGGATTATCAGCGAAATTAAAAACGGAACTACACCCAAAATACTTCAATCTTTTCATTTTTAAAAATCCCTCCGGCCAGTTGCTCCATACACCAGGATGAGAAAAACCTCCCATCTGTATATTTGAGACATTCTGGCTATTAAGAATTCTATCATAAGGTATATCCCCATTTTTTAAAACAGAACTTGTCATATTCAAATAAGAGATATCAGGTAAATTTATTAACGGGAATTGATCTAATACTATTCCATCTAAGCTAAAATCAGCGTCTATTACATTAGAAAAGATCATAGTCACCTCCCTCTTCTGTACGCCATCATACTTATGAGGAGGTATAGGTATATATTGAGATCCATCTTCTTTCTTGAACCACCACGTAGTAGCGTCAGGATTCTTTCTCCATTCAATATCCAAAGACCTGAATATAATCCTATACACACTTCCGTTTTTAGTCAAGGGATACTGATCTTTAGTCCCATCTCCCCAATCGACATTAACAAATCCGGGCTTACTAGAAGATATATTAAAATTTCGATTGAAATCACCGGAATCCACTACCGGATCAGGCACATAATCAGCACCCTTCCCATTATAACAAGGGAACCTGTCCTCATTAACGTAAAACGTCACCGAGGACAAGACCGTATCATATCCTACCAAAAATCCCATAACACTAACTAATTGAGGTTATATCATAAGACACCCATTCCCTATATCCATTAACCATCTCATATACCTTGTTGATGGTCTTACATACGACAGCGAATCCGATATCCACGTTAGGGAACTTCTCGTTAAGCTCGTCTATCGTAAGATCCTTGGTTATGCTCTCGTCCCATTTACGCATCTCCTTTACCTCCATAAGGATCGGTTTACCGGTTATGCCTACACTCATGACCCACTCACCCTCACGATTGGCATCCGCCAGATCCGGGAAGATCGTAACACCAAAAAGATCGGATAAGGTGAAGGTCTCGCCGGTACGGGTGAAGGACGCCGCAGCCCCAGGCGTAAGAACCACCTCGTTAACGGCCAACAGGCTCGTAAGTTTCTTGGCTCCTCCTGATACCGTGGCGTTAAACACGACAGTAACATTACCGGTAGCGCTATTAACGAACTTGATCTCATCCTTATCACTATTTATAGCCTGCAACCTAGACCCAGATACGATATTTACGATCTCATAATTCTTGTCGTAAGTGCTCTGTAGCGTCACATTACCGTATTTAGTATCGATAAGGGTAATCCACTTAGCCTTACCACCTACTATCTCAACAAGCTTATAAAACACGTCATTGCCGTCAGCGTCAACCCATCTAGCTATAGCTCCAGGAGCGAAATTAGTCACCTCCCGATCTTGGGTATAACTTATAGTGCTTTCCGTAGGCTTATTAGTCAAAGTAACATAAAGGCATTGCTCTACGTCGGCTTCCATCTTAACTATCCCAGTGCCATCGTAATAATAATCAGGTACGTTTTTCTCTCGTATCAATAAAATAGTACCTTCCTTAAGCTTATTGGCGTTAGTAGGATCATCCACGAAAGACTTCATCTGGATATAAGTATCGAAGATAATAGACGTACTTTTATCCTCTATCTTCTGATTGATATTATTAACAATATCATTAATCTCATCTTTCGTATAATAAGGAGACAAATCCACCTTCGGACCTTCCTGCTCTAAAGCCTGAGTTCCATCCCACCAATAATCAGGTACATCCTGCTCCCTGATCCAGAAACTGTCCCCCACACGGAGCTTAGCCGTATTCTCCTGGACCGCCAGCCACTCATTCATGGCATCGACCGTATCAAAGATATACGCCGTGTTCTTGCCCTCGGCTATACGTCTTACGACAGCCAACTCGCTCTCGACATCGCTAAGTCTTTCCTTTATATTATTGATCTCTCGCTCTAACTTATCATAATTATCCTCCTGATCTATAGCGTCGCCGATGGACATATAAACCTCGTTAGTGAGCTTATTATAAGTAATACGGGCTACTTTCTGATAAGAAGTCTTATATGTACTCGCCCCCTTACTGGTATTGCAGATAAAATCATATGTATTTTGATATACGACAGATCCACCGGTATTGATGAAATTATATCCATCTTGGCTCATCGTACCTCCCTTGTATCCAACAAGTTCAAAAGAACATTTACCCGTACCTTTAGATCCAAACCATGTAGCGTAGGCCATGAAATACGTCTCTTCAGGTAGGATATCATAATATTTAGCCCTTAAATCCTTCACCGACATCCAAACACATTCCTTACCAGAACCGGTATTATCACCACCCCATTTAAGAACTTCTCTAACAGAGCTATCTCCATTTCCGGGGCCAGACCAACCTACAGCAAGATTATCTATGGTGGGAACATTAGAATTAAGGGCTTCCGTCATCGTGTCCAAGTCCCTTCCGGAACTTGATTCCCATAAATATCTGAACGTCACAAAATCAACATCCCCGATCTTAATGCCTCCAGTATTACTAGGATATGTCTTTGTGACTAACTCATAATACCATTTACCATCACGGAAAGTAGCCCTTATCCTCTCTACTTGCTTGGGGGATATAGAGACATATGATCCGCCAACGGAAACGTTATCGCCATCAACCGCACGGGAAGTCCCATCCTTTGGGTCCTCAGGATCTACGGGGGTGTAGATCGTAGCCTGTTTATCTCCGGTATTGATAATAACTATATAATAGCTATCCCCGTCAAGACCCTCATCATGAGCCATGGTGACAAAACCTTGCTCGCTATCCGGTCTCCATTCAACGACAACCATATGCTTATCCATAGGTATACCGGAAACGCTGTTAACGTAATTGGTTGACGACATGAAAACAGCATGGTCATCATAAGCCTCATCAACACGTTGATGCTTAGTAGCCAATCCGTCAAGACGTGATATCTCAATGGGGTCGGTTACCTCGACCCCATTATAATCATACCACTTATATCCGATCATCGTATTCTCACGACGATATTTCCTTTTCCTTATGACCTCACCGCCGGCTAGGGCGTCAATCATATAATAATCATTACATACCTTAACCATGACCTTGATATTAACAGGTTTGACATAAACAAGCCACGATAGTAGCGCCATCGGGGATGGAGGTCAGCGTAGTCCCTACAGGGTAGGTAGGAGAGGATGACTCAAGCACCATCAACGACATCCGCTCTACGACCATATTGTTATCAATCAACCGACTTCCCTCCACATAGAACCGGCCATCGGCCACCTCATAGCATTCCCGCACCGGGACCATATGCCTTTGGCTCTTATCAGCGTAATCACAGATCGTCACCTTAGCCCCATCCGGTATAGACGTAAGCTCATCACCTACATTGTAATCAGGATGATCAGAGTACACGACATACAATATAGACTTAATATCCTGTAACGCCGGATTGACTGTCCTGAATCCCTTCAAATGTATCTTATGACCACCGATCTCATAACAATCATCCACGCCCATGATATTAAGATCACAACTGATAACCGTCCAGCCGTTAATAACCGTCTGCGTAGGGGTAGTATTGATAGGATGATCGGGGTCGGTAGACTCAACGATCTTATAGTCGAAAGTCTTTACATCCAGATTTCCGTTCAACGACTCCTGTCTCCTGATCTTCACCGTACCCTTTCCGGTATCATAACAAGTCTCAGTGGTATCGATAAGTCGATCCATATAATCCGGCTCCTCGCATTCGATACGAGCGAAATTGGATGGCAAAGAGGTATATTGAGTACCAACATGGATATTATTATCTGTAGAACTCAATACATGATGATTATACGACCTAACATGATTTAAAGGGTTGATAACGTAAGTGGATTTAATCCTTACCGATCCTCCCGGTGTCGAGTAACATTCTACCGCATTTCTGGTAATACGATCATCCAACCTTTCTAGAGCACACCTTTCACGGATAAAATCCGCAGGGATATTATTTATCCTATTTCCTAGCCCATACTTATTATCAGACGAGTCCACAATCTCCCAGAACTGGTTTCTTTTCCCAAGATCACCGTCATAAGACACCACATGTCTCATACGCACGCTTCCGGCTGATGTCTTGTAACACTCCTCGATATCAATAGGCATCCTATCTTCCATATCCGTGAAATCACAAGACACCAAAGAGAATCCGTCCGGGAGGGTAGCCAGTTCGGCCCCCGGAACGAAGCCGGCGTCATCCGATTCAAGCACCTCGAAGCGGACGTATCTTGCCTTTATCTTGGAGTCATAAGAAACCAACCTACGAAGCTTGACATTGCCATTGCCTCCGTCATAACACTCGACATAAGACCTGATGTCACGCTCCTCCATATCGTCGAAATCACAGACAGTCCTTACCCACGTATCTGGCAAGGAACTGAAGCTGGCGCCCTCAGGTTGTGACGGATCGGTAGTCTCCAGGACTTTATAGCTCTTATCCCTAACTCCTATATTCCCGTCCCATGACGTGAGAACCTCCAGCTTCACCTTACCGGCCGGTGTCTTATAACATTCTACAGTTACCTCAATATCCCGGTCCTCCATATCCGTGAAGTCACAAACGACCTCAACCCAGTCATCGCTTATGCTGGTGATAAACTTACCTACCGGATTCTCAGGGTCGGTACTTTGCTTGACGCGATACCATTCCTTTCTGGTACCCATCTCGTAATCAAATATCTTATACCCCTCTATCTGTACCCTTCCGGTCCCGGTATCAAAGCATTTAAGCACCGGTATTATCTCCCTTTGGGTCATATCCGGGAAATCACATACTATACGACTCCATGTATCGGGTATCTTATCATACTCCGTACCGATAGGATTGCTATCGTCAGTCGTATTCACCACCTCATAATGGGATACCTCCGGGTTCAGGCGGGGGTCTACTGACTCAACGCCCTCGATCTGGACCTTGCCCCCTTCCGTGGCGTAACATTTACTTACGAATATCAACTCCCGATCGGTCATCTCCGCTATGCTACAATCTATAGCTACCCACTCGGCAGGAACTTTGTCCAATTCCGTACCAATAGGCGTATCAACATCTGAAGAGTTGATGATAAATATCTTCTCGGCCAATATCTCTCCCTTATTATTCATATAGGTATGGATACGAGCCTCTACCTGACCACCCGGCGTGCGATAGCATTGGTTGACGATCGACACACGGGCGTCCTTGATGTTAATGAACTGATAGTCCTTTTTAGGAACCTCGCTTACAAGTCTCTTTACTCCTTTATCATCGAAGTAAACGTAACACCCGTCATTCCTCATCATGACCGGATACGTCTTTCCGTCTATAACAACACCGGAGAAGTCATCTGGCGGAACAGAGAAACCCATGCTACCAAATATGGAAGCAAGTCTCTTTAGATACTCATTAATAGCTGACATATTACAACATTTTAATTCTTATGCTTCAAAGGTAATAAAAAAGGGGAAAGAATTGAATCTCTCCCCTTTAGGAAATATATGAACGCAAAAAAGGTTCTTTATTTCGGCTCAGTTACGATGGCCGGTCCAAGACCAGCGGCAGCACCGATCATGTTAATCATCTCCTGAACACCCTCATGAGCGCCATAGCGTACACGTAAGATCAGATTAACCGGATCATCGGCGAGAACCTTACCGAATCCTTGAGAGTATCTATGAGGATTAATCGTGATCTGGAAGTCCACGTATTGGGCTGTTTGTTCAACACGGCTGTATTCGTTCATGAATGTCCGTCCCATGAAATCCTGATGTTTCGGGAAACCGTTGAAATGAGCATATCCCTTCAACTCGTCATCCATCATATTACCGCCGACATGAGTACGTGGCGCTTTGCTGGACAGTCTCTCGAAATTAAGTTGATCCCACCAGATAGGAGACCCCTCGTCAAGAGAATCAGGATAACCTCCGCTAGCGCCAACGATCTCAACGCTATCCTCTACATAAGTCATTTTATCCATCAAGCACTCTGACGGAGATAATAACATTTCCTTACCACGGAAACGGATACCGCACTTGCAGTTAGTACCAAGTTCCTGAGCCGACTCCAATTTCTTCCACATACGGTTGCGGTAGGACGCCGGAGCCTCGCTGGTGAAGAATCCCTCGAACACCTTGTCGCACTCATCACACAACATGTTAGTATATACCGTTGTCTGGAAGCTATGCTGGCAAGCCGCAGGAGTACCGTAGTCAGTGATCTCCAGTTCCGGGAAAGCCTGTTTGATTTCCTCCAAAGCACTGTTCCCGCACTCATCATCCGGGATCGTGATATAATACTTCTCGGTGGATACCTTGCAAGAACCACAAGCCGACCAAGAAGCGGTACAAACCGTAGGATTCTCACACATATCGGATGTCTTAGCCACATAGTAGATAATAGCCGTAGGATTGGCCTCCACGAAAGTAGAGATCTCCTCATCCGTCAATTTCTTGGAAGTAGCGGCAATATACAAACCTGATCCCTTGATCTGACTCATCTTATTAACCGTATCGGCTACAACGTTAGGCAATGACTCCACCGTAGTAGACATATCGACACCGTCATCCTCCAAGGAGATAGAATACAGATAACCACCCTTAACCTCGGTATAGTTAGGAGGACAATCCGTACATCCTTTCATGATAGAGATAAGACGTTGAGTATAATCAGCCGGTTTAGCGCCTTTCTTCATCACCTTATAACGTGACATGCTACCCTCGATAGTCTCACGTACGATCTTCAATCCTGGATATTGGGCACGAACCTCAGCCAATGCCAGATCATCACCAGTATCGCATACCTCCATGCAATAGAAATTGACATCCTCCGTATCAGGCTCAGTAGCCTCATTAGTACATCTTGTAACCGGAATGATATCAATATAATCGGATAATTTACCACCACCGGCAATAGGTTGGTTCTTCATCCGCTCGATACACTTCAATACGGCGGGTAACAAATCAACCTCCTCGCAAGGATCACATTCCTCGCATTGATTTGGAGTATTATCACAATCATCCAAAAGGATAGCGTCAAAGATCTCAACACGACCTCCCTCATAACCAAGAAGCTCGAAAGCCCTGCCGGCGAGAATCAAGCGGATAACGATACGGTCGCCCTTGGATACGGAGAAAGCCGTGTCGTCAGAGACACCATTGTATCCTAAGATAACGTCATCGACATAAGCGTGATCCTTCTTCGGCCAAGAAGCGTAAATCTCGGTGATCTCATTCAACGAGAACAGAGGCGTGGAAAAATCCTTATCATATATAGAGCGGGAAGCCGCTTGTTCATTACGACCGATACGGATCTCATAACGCTTGTCATTACGAGGCTTACCGGTAAAATCAATCACGGCCTTACAACCGTTCTCGGAAGTCTCCTTAGTATCATAAATACCAAGCTGACCTTCCTTCAAGAAGATGGAATCAACATCCACCATCTTAGCGTGCGGGGGTACGAAAAGTACCCGGTCTTGCGGTCTGTGCAACATATTATCAATATTTTAATTTAAAAATCATTTACCTAACGCAAACATAATCATAAACAACATCACCGCAATAAAATAAGGTCGTGAGTATACGACATAATATGATGTTTACATTTTATGTAAAACAAAAAGCCTACCCGTTTCCGAGTAGGCTTAATGATCAAACTAACGGTGTTTATTTAAAGGAAGCCACATTATCCTTATCCATCCTATATCTACTTAGTTCATTCTCGTTAAGGTTGAATTGCTTGGCGACCATATCCAAAATCTCCTCCACCAAAGGATCGGGCAGCTCAGGGTCGATGTCCGTGGACCGCTCGCCGGCGGCGTTGATGTACCCGGCCAGATCCACCCGTACCGGATTCCGGTAGTAGGTCATCCTAACCTCGTCTGTGCGGAAGCCGTCCTCATACACCACGACCTTCCCGTCACCTATGGTGTAGAACGTTTCCCGATAGTCAAAAGAAGGTTTATTATTATCATCCCCAAGAAGCTCATGGACATTCTCGTTCTTAGCCTCCCATATGACAAAATCTCCAACCTCACATCCATTATAAGAAAACGCTCCTTTTATATTTGAGAACCATAAATAATCATCAGGAAGACCGAATGATGTCGATTCGGGGTCATCAATATGATTGATCTTATTAAGCGATTTCCAGTATACCAGAAGAGTTTGTATAGATCGGATGGTCTCATCATCCTTCCTATTAAGATAGTATCTTATCAACCTATCCTGAGCCTCATTGAACAAAAGCACGAACCTTCCTGGATCAAGCTTAATCCCGCCATTGGCTAAATTCTGCTCATTCTTCTGCAAAGACCTTAGATACGCTTCTTGGATCGTCATCGTTATTCCTCCGTATTAACCTTATCACCTTCATCTACGTCTTCCTTCTTCTTGACATCCTTAACCTTCTTGGTCTCGGTCTTATCGTCTATATTAGAAATAGACATAAGTTCCTCGTACTCATCCAAGACATTAGCCTTTACACTGATAAGATCTTTCTTGGTAGCCAAAAACTCGGCGGACGTACGGGTGTCAGGGCCTATGATCTGACCATTATATTGCAAGCCGGATGGAGTCATGTTAATACGACCGTTACGTTGAAGGACGTTTATGATACGATAGAACTCAAGAACTTCCTTGAAATCACCCTCCAATGACCGATCCCAGATATCAAGCAGGTAATCGATGTTGGTCTTCTTCTCGTTCATCCAGTTTGATAGTGATCCGGTGTAATAATCATCCTCCGTGAAATCAGGACGGGTCACGATGCCGATGTACAGAAGAAGGTCAATGACAGCCTGACGTTCCTTGCCACCTTTCTTAAGGGCGTTGATAAACTTATAGCTGATATTCATCTTATTGATCTCACGCTGCTGAACGAAATCCTTGGCATTGTCTTTCTCAATGAAACAGAACATGGAGTTCATGAAAATAGGATCACCATCCATTTCCTGAGGGGTCAACATGCCAGAAAATACAGCCAGATATAAATAAAATAACTCAACGGTATTAGCCGTGTTATAGACCTTACCCATGAATATCTTATCCTTAGCGTCATCCCAAAACTCTAGATTAGTCTGGGAAAGATCCTTCTGAGATATATCCTCAAAAGGCTTCATTATATTATTGACACGTTGATTAACCAACCTATCAACCTCATCTTTATCCATACCATTATAACATCTTGATCTTGGATAAAAACCCGTATTATAGGCTTTTGAGAAATCATCCCACGGGCAACATACGTGAGTAGCATTCTCCGGGAACGGAGCCTTGGCTATATTGGCGTCTTGGAAGGCCTGCGGAGCGCTTCCGTCGTGCTTACCTACTACCTCATACAAGGTATCTGACATGATATTGAAGCCGTTTACCTCGACCAATACCTCCTTTGATTTTAAAATCTCTTTCATTTCCTTATTTTTTGCGTTACTTTCCTAAAAAAAAGAGGAGAGGAATATCCTCCCCTCTAAAAACCAAATTACATATGAAAAAAACTTAGCCGAAGTAGTTCGGTTGAAGCTCGATGATCAAGAACTTGCTGTTATCCATAACCCAAGCCGCGGAAGCTGAGTGGCACCAGAATTGCTCTTTCATGCCCGGCAAGGATGATACGATCTCATTACCGTTAGCTTTGTGCGCCCAACGACCGTATTCATAACCCCACCACATGCTTACGCCTTCTGGTTTGATATAGAATACGTTGTTATTCATATTACCCAACTTAGCGTTAGCCGTATTAGGAATAGCGGAATATGCGTTAGTCGATCCAGCGTCAGTGATATTCTCAATAATACAAGAATAAGAGGATCTAGGATACATGCCATTCACTAACTCGCTACGATCTGTCATGTCAGCGTAATCCAAAGAAGGATCGTGCTCGAACTCTACATTTCCGATACCAGGGAGAAAAGCACCCTTAACCTGTACCGGACCTAAGATCATAGCATCATTAGTACCAGAGATAGGATTAGAAGGCAACATACGGTCACTACCCATACCCCAGCTCAAATTACTCAACGTAGTAAAGAAAGCCTCTCTAATCAACTTCTCTAAGTTGACCATAGCCATAGCTCCTACCTTGAACTTAATCTTACGCTCCGTAATAGGAAGATCTTGACGACCACGGAAAATATAAGCGGCAGCAGCCATAAGAGTATCCTTAGTAATACCCATCGGGCGACTATAGTAGATAGTATAACCACGGCGAAGCTGACGGTAGATACCCTCATTCAAATGGATAGGACCATTTTGATCCATAATAATACCACCTTCTTGCCACATCAACTGTCTAGCTTCCAGCTTAACCAACTCAGCCATACAGAATACCTCCAGCGTGGACGCTACCTTAGCCGTACGTAAATCAAGCCTACCATTAACCGTCCTGCCGATAATAGCCAAATCAGGAATATTGCCCTCATACTCGCTTCTCATAGCATTCATACGACGAAGAGCGGTCTCCACGAACTCTGAAGTGCTATTCTGAGCGGCCTGCATGGACTTCATACCAGCGTACATAGTTGTCTCACCCTCAACACCACGGTGGTTTCCTAAACGGAACTCGCAGGTCATGGAACCGGCCTTGTCAGCTCCAGATACCTTGGTGAACTGAGTACTGTACTCACCAAGAGCATGACCGATCCTCCAATAACGGATACCAGGACGTAGTTTCTCTTTAGGGAAGTATTTAGCCTTACCACCGATAACACGACACCAATAACGTGTCAAGTCGCCTTCTGTCTTAGACGGTATCTCACCTGATATAAGGATATTACAGCCGTTAGCGGCGTCATAGGTAATGACATCATGAGCCGTAAACTCAGAAGTATTCAAAACGATATCAAACAAACCACCGTCAATACCCGGTTTTGGATGATGACCTGAAGTATCCTCAGCCGTAACGACAGCGAATGTCTTTGTAACAGGTAAATCATAACGGAAAGAAGCTCCAATACCGTTAACGGAGATCGTAGCGCCGTTATTAATCATACCCATATACATCGGGACAGGATAGTTAGCGATATTAGAGAACAAGTTCAACAGACCCAAATGATTCTTGTCAGGATCCTCGTAATACCAGCTCGCCAATGAGCCTAAGTTATGCTCTACGAGCGATGTCTTATAGTTCTTGGCATCGGTGAAGGCGATAACGTTATCGCCATTCACGGTAGCCGGGAAACTTTTTGTTAAAAAAGGATTCATAATTATCTATCTTTTAATGTTATACACTCTTTGATCCACTCAGATCAAGGAAGTTAGCTTCTATAGTATCATTATCGATATTATTTTTATTTTGCTTTCCTCCCTTATTGCCAGAAAGAAGAGTGATGGTCTTCTTATTGACCTCCATCTTAGCCTTGTTAGTCTTCTGTTTAAGGAACTCGTCCTTATTCATCAAGAACAAAGCCAGATCAGCGGCCATGTCCGGATTCTTGATAGCCTCCGAATAAGCTTTATCTATAGCCGTATGACCTTGATTGTCTATCGGCTTGGTAACGAAATCGACAGCCTTACCTATCATCGTGTCAGTCAACTGGAATCCTGAGCTTATAGACGTCTTAAGACCTTTCTTATAGATCTTCATCTGCTCAATCAACTCCTGTTTCCTTTTCTCGGATTTTTTCTTCTCCTCCTCGATAAGGTTATCCATCTCCTTTTTCAGGATATCATGGAACTTATTGGCCTTGGACTCAATAAACTCATCGCCCTTGCCGATCATCATCTCCATATTATCCTTTATCTCGTCTTCCGGCATACCCAACATCTTATAATAATGCTGGATGACCGCAAGCTGATCATTCTTGTTGCTCATATCAAGGTTATCCAACGGCGCCTGAATGTTCTGATATTGGCTTAATAGTTGGCCAACGTTACCACCGGCCTTATCCACCTCTATCATCTTCTTCATAAAGTCAGACATAGAACCGGTATCAACCTTATCCTTCAACAACTCATCAGCCTTATCCTTGATCAATCCCTCCACTATATCGAGTAAATCATCCTCTTTAGTGATAGTAGAAAGATCGACCGGTTTATCATCTACCATAATATCAAGGTTGTCAATACTATCGATAATACCTCTAGCGGCCATCTTCTCCAAAAAAGATTTCCCATTAAACCCTGATACTACATTATTATCAGTACCGCCTTCGCCAAAGGAATCAGGGTCTGGGTTGGTAGCATCGCCGCCCTTATCCCCGCCACCGTCAGCCGCTCCGCCGTCGGCAGGCTCTTCCTTGGAATCACCTATAGGATTACCATCCTTATCATATTTACCCTCGATATTATTCTTATCGCCATCACCGTCACCACGGTAAAAAAGTTCCTCGACACTCATGGTCTTAAAACCCTTAGCGAAATCACCCATGTCATTCATACAATTTCCTTTTTTGCTTTTTACAAAAGTATTATTAATCCAATTACCAATTAAATCAAACCCATTATAGTATATGACAGAATTTTACGCCAAAATGATTACAGATTTTGTAAAAATATTTACAAAACTTGTAATCAATTCTTGTTTATTATTGACGTAAACCTATCTGTATCAGAACGTTTGTTTCTAGCGTCTATCTCCTTTTCTTTTAATTCCAACTTCCTTTTCTCTATCTCCTCACGAGATCTTCGCTCAGCCTCGGCGTTAGCCTGTCTGGTTCTCATATCCTCTTCCTTGATATCAAGATCTCTTTCCCTTAAAGCCCTATCAGCCATAGCCTCGACATAATCCATGCCTTCAGAGTTGTTCTCGGTCCTAGCCGCTTGACCGGCGGCCATTATACTCTTACCCCTTAAGTCGAAGTTGCCCTTGATATAAGCCAGCTCCTTATCCTTCTCATGCTCATCATTACGCGCCTGTTGCTCGGCCTCGGCTTGCTGCTGGACAAGTCGCTGTTGATTCTGGTATTCTTCCTGCCTTACACGATCGGCGTAAGATCTAGCATCCCTTCCGATCTGATTCATCTCAGCCGTTGAGTTGGCGCTCATCATCCTAGTGATATCAAGTAAGTCATTACCTAACGTATTTGTCTGTAATATATATTGTTTCAAATTCTCCAATTCCAGACGTTTCTTGGAATTAGAGACAGCCATAACATTAAGATGACGTAACGACAAGCTATTATCCGTAAGACTGATGTAAGCCAAGGAAAGATCGCTGTTTCTGTACATCACGGTCCAATCGTATCCTTCCTTCTGACATACTTGAGCCACGGCTAGATGAATATCCAATGTCCGTTTCTTGAAGTCATCGAAATCATTAAAGTAAGTCTGGGTCTGTAACATGGTAGCGTTAACCCCCTGTTTTACGCCCGTAGAACTCTCGTATCTGGTTGACTGACCCATTGCCTGCTCGGATATTCCTATCATCCTATAAGCCATCATATAGGCGTAAGAAGCCATTTCCATACGGGATCTTATCTGATCCGTATTAGTAAGATCATATACACCGAACTGGTTATATATGCTACTCATCTGTGGGTTCTGGTAAGGATTGTTCGTATCGTTACCACCTACGCCCATAAACGAGACGGACTTCACGATCTGCATGAAGGTAGCCAAAGCGCCCTTCTTGTCCATCATATCCTTATATTCAGTAGGCAGGAATCCCAAGTCACCTAAGAAAAACTTACCGATCTCCTTCTCGGCGTTATTGTATAGCTGATTCATAGCAAGGTTATACATCATCTGGAACGGTTGTATGCGATCAGCGAGACTGGCCCCTATAAATCCCGAAACCGGAATGACATAATCATACAGACTGCTGTCACCATGTATCTGATGAGGTATTGGATCCCCACCAATATATATAGGCTTATCCATTAAATTACCTCCGGTGATCTTAACTCCAAACCTAACCTCAGGAACATACTCCAAGATGTAGGTGTTCACCTCAGGATCACCAACGGCTTCTGCCATCACCCTCTTCACCTTCTTTATCCCGTTCTTCTCCAAGAACTCCGGGAGAAGCTCATCGGTAACAAGCTCCTGATCCACCATCCCGGTCTCCGTCATGTAAGTTATTAAGAATACCGGTTTCATGGATACCCAATATCCTTCCATGACCCTGAAAAGGCGAGAGTCTATCTCATATCTCTTGCCATCGGCCATTCCGGAGTTGAAATATCCAAAGGGATGGAAGCGGGGCAAGAAGCGGGGCTGGGTGTGCTCCTCCCCGTCCAGCCCGAAGGTGTGGTACTCACCCATCGGAACGCCGTAGTAATCCTCAGCGGCGACTATAGATTCATAGTCATGGTATCCCTTCCATGGGACAACCTCATTCTCGTACATACCGGTAATAGACGGCTTCTTTTTCTTCCAGTCATACCTAGTACCGTCATTAGATACCCATCCCTCATAATCATCATCACCGCCCATAATACGACGCTTGTCCTTGGCCGTCATCTTATGGCCGTATCTTGATATCAGCTCAACACCCTCGTAATAATGAATACGGCCCACATAAGATCCGTATTGCGGGTATTTCACGTCAGGATGGAATACCTCCATCGGGCTCCATACCTCCGGACGATAGTAGTCGAAGCCAACGAAATGATTACGGAACATCTTTCCGCTAAGAAGACGATCCCTGAAATTCTCCCTGTCAAGCTCATCCATATAAAACCGGCTACGGTCGGCCTCGATCGCATGATCCCCCCATACCGCCGCCTGCGTCTTCCATCTTGTACTCATGAACCTATGGATATCATCAGGGGTCATAGACACTTTGGCCTGTTGGATTTGCTGAACATAAGCCTGACGCTCCTCCTCGGAATTAAACTCATTGTACGTAGGATCAAGACCGGCCTCCACAAGACGCTGATTAACGATAATATCCCACTGTTCTTGTATATGACGATGAAGTAAGTTTGACATCGTATCCTCATACTCACTTATAGCCATATCCCCTACCTCATTAACCGTATACTTATCCTGTAGGTTTGTCAACCATCCCTCAAAAGCGTTTACAATACCACCTATGATATCATAATGCTTCAAGAAAGAGGGTATCCTTATATCACTCCTTAACTTCTGTACGTTTCTTAACTGTGGGATAACATCCGCCATCTCCATAAAAGATAACTTACCATCCGCCATTAGATAATAGTCACGGTACATCTGGTTGCGATCATACTGTTTCAATCCTATCGCCTCAAGAGCGTCCATACAATCCTCTTTCCACTTCCTGTTCTTTTTCTTCGTGGAAATAGCTTGAGGAGGTAATCCTAATAACGCTCCTTTTGCTGGAAACGAATGATCTCTATTGAAAATCTCCATATCAATCCAATTGTTTTTAGCAAAGATAAGTTATTAAGCAACACTAAACTACCGAAACGCACCTATAGATACCGATCCAAAGGCAGAGGCATATACCTCATGGTGTTTATAAGCGTCTTCTTTGCGGGCATTATTCATCTCCTCGATCTTCGATTTAGGCATGTAGTTATTATCGTCAAAATATCTGGCGAGAACCAACGCATGCCCGAAGGCTATTATCCTATCGACGTTCAATCCGGGCTTATACTGTATTATCTCATCCAATAGGGCTATATCATCGATCAGCTCAATACCCTTGACAGTTATATCAAGACCAGTCTGATCATCATAACCAATAACGAAATCCTGCCAGCAATAATCCACCACACAGGAGAAGAGCAGGTTCTGGTTGCCGGGGGTCGGGTATAGCCCCAGCTTGCTGTTCTGCCGGGAGCCGGCCTTCACATACTTATTGGCTATAGCCTCACCAGCGAATAAGAAGAAAGACGCTGGCATACCGCTTTTACGGTTAAGGTACTGCTCATACATCTGGTCAGCGTTTTCCATAAGACATATAGCACCATATCCCTTCTGAAGAACCTCACAAGTACGGCAAAACTGGTCTATGGATGATGGGCGGGATACGTAAGAGGCAACTATTCTATAGGCATAAGGATCTCGAATACCAACACGCCTCTTGAATACATAAAAGGCCCCCAATGAAGGGGTATCAGACTTCGCTTGCTTATAGGGGTCACAATTGTGAACAGATATATTCCTTAATAAATAATTATTCGTATCACATTCAAAATTATACACAGGACCGGTATACTTCTCTTTAGTTATAGATGATATCCTGACATATATATACTTATTATCATTACTAATAAATATGCCTGTGGAAGGACTTTTTCTTGTACTGGTATCCATACACACTTTAGACAATTTAGATATATAATCAGGAGTTAATGTCTCAACCAACTTCCTGAAATATACAGTATAGTTATGACCTGTCCTTAAATGATAACATGGTCTTTGAGATTTAATCTTATTTCCATCTATACACTCAGTCCTAATTTCTTTCATTATGGATATACCTCCAACTATTCCAAGAGACAACAATATATCCTGTATACCCTCAAGAAGATCCATACTGACACTTACGAAATCCATGCCCGAATAATTGCGAAAATCATTATGAATAGATCCATCAGTATCCAGATATCCATGAATTAAACTAACCTTCATGCTAAACGGAAGGTATTTAGCAAATTCAGGAATATATTTACCATAACAATATTTACCAAAATTATTAACGAGCCACTCGCTTAGATAAACATGCTTAAAATTTAATTCCCAATTACCCTTCCTGCATCTCTCCAAAGGCTTAATACCAAAAATATTATCTATAACCTTGTAATACCTATCCCTCTCTTCTGGATAGTCAAAACAAATAGCCATCTGTACACGACACTGCTTATCAATCCATCCATTTCCAAGCCACATCCCTACAAACCACCAAAAGTCATTAGAAAGCATATAATCTCTAAATCCTGGAATATCTATCCTTTCTTCGGCATACATATTTGGGATCCTTGTCCACTGTCCCTCTTTTATATCCTTGACAGGTATGTAATCAAACTTGAATAAATCTTCCCTAACCCTTCTCCCTACGGTCTTATGATCAGAGACAAAAATAGGATGCTCAGAAGTAAATCTATTTATTCTTACTCCATTATACATCTTTATCGAATAAAGATCCTCTTCGACCATATTCCTGACAAGTCTCTTACGTATCCTAACATTATCCCCTTCGTTATTAACCAAGAAATCATCATAGTCAACATCCTCTACATTCTTATATCCATCAGAAGTCAATACCCTTTCTCCTGGAGGCATACATCCAGCCACATAAATAAAATCATCAAACCTATTGGATTGAGGCATCTCGAATATCTGGACAGGAGCGTCAATAACACCGCCGCTAAACGGGAATCCAGCCAGTTGCTTATTCGATTTAGTAGTCCCCAGTTTATTACCTGACTCAAGAAAGACATCACACAGCATACCGCTATATTGCCCCGACTCAAGGAGATCATTCTTATGCTTGATAGCGTACTCGACCGGAAATAGGTTCTGGGATGAGCTTAAAAAACAGTCATCGATCGTAAATGGATAGAACATAGTATGAGAAGTGTACGCAACCCTATCTTTTGTAGATAGTTTCTTCCGTTCCTCATTAAGTTTATTGGTACTAGCCTCGAAATCAGTAGCGTCGATCTTGATCTTATTAAGCTTCTTGTCATCAGGCTTACCAAGATAATCGCCCAATCCTATAGTTCTCTTAACACCGGAGTTAGCCATCTGACCGGGGACAAACATCGCCCATTTCCTTTCTTTCCATGTTTTCCCTTTCATGGCTCTCCGATTTAAAATATCCCAGTCCATGACCAGGAGATTGTATGTATCAGGATCAGAGAACATCTCCTGAGCGTCCTTGGATAGTTCCACCTCACCACCGGTACCAGCCAAGATAGGACTGAGACGCCAGCCATAAGGAGTGTCGTAGGACGGCATGGCGGCCGTGTACGGTTTCTTGATAGGTCCCTTACCTACCTCGTCGAAAATAGCCGTGGCTGGGGTCAGACCGGCAGTCTTCTGCGTGGATGTCTTCCTACCCATGTTGATATTGGCTATGGATATTATGGCATGAACATCACGAACCCCGTTGGACATACGCTTGCCTAAGGTGACACCAGAACTCCAATCGGTCTTGGTCCTGTTAATCCTGAAAAAAGGATGCACATGATCAAGACCATACTCACAATACTCACCTATATTAGATAAATCGCTATCGCTGAAACCTACCACGGAATGACTAAGCCCGATCGTCATGGTAGCGTTCATCTGAAGAAGGGATGACATGATAGTCGTATTATGAGATACGACAAAATTGGTGGTAAGAAACTGATGGGACTTATTATCGACCTCAATACAAGTAGCTTTATATTTCCCGTAATAATCTATATCGGATATCCTAAGCCTATTATGGGTCTTGGATATATACATATCATCACCATCCATGACGCAATAATATCCCATAGACCAGAATATTCTTCTTACGAAGGATATAATATACTCACTTTTGTAAACGACCTTAAAACGATCGTCACCAGTACTTATGCCGCAAGCTATCTTCATGAATGAGCTTATAAACAACTCTTTCTGTTTTTTGGATGAATAAATAATATCATCCATCTCCTTATTGCTTAACTCGAAGATCCTGTCGGTAGATCCACAAAGGAAAGAGGCGGTCAGAGACCCAAGGAGATGGGGCGACATCAGCCACCGCCGCTCGGGGAAATCCACGGCCTCCCCTATGTCTATAGTCATCTTCTGGAAGTCAGAGTGGATGATACCCATAGTGCTCATGACTTTATAATCACCATGATATTTAACCTTCCACTGATGTTGACCGCAACATACTATACTGCGACCGTCCTCAAACGTCACCTTATACACATCAACGAACCCTTGAGGGTATACGCCTACTATAGTCGTAAGCTTACCATCATCGCCATATATGATATCCCCGATATCAGCGAACCCTATCTTCTTAGGTCCATAAGGAGTATATATCAGCTCCGAGTCCAGAAGGGCCTTTCCAAAACGACGGGTACCGAACATCCCCAGCCCTTTCTTCTCCTGACGGGCACGTTGGTACATCTCGGCGAAAAACCATTCATTATCACGTAACCGGCTGATAGCCGGAACACGCTCTCCATTTGGAAGGTCTTGAAATACGGGAAAGAAATTAACATGCCAATAAAGCCATGGCGGGATGAACGTACCGTTGATAGTCACCCCGTTCTTGACCTTATAAGCCTCCTCCGTGAAGAACTGCTTAACATCATCATCTTGATCCTCCCAGCCAAACAAATCGTTCCACACTGGAGGATTCTTCATGTTTACATAAAATTCTGGACTCGTGCTTAAACTCATGATCGCATATTTTTTAATACGGATTCTATACCACCGGAAACCTGTCCCTTACGTTCCTTCTTCTGGACATTGCTGACACTCCTGTATACATCCATGATCCCACTCTTCTCCATATACGAGTCATTCCATACGTTGATCTTATCGATCAGCTTGGATATGAAATCGAACGCCCTGGCCATATCCTCAGGCTTCTCCTTATCCCATGGATGCTTGGCGATATACGTCTTGGCGTCATCCACAGCCTTGGATATGACCTCAAGATTATCGTTTACCCGATCGACGTCCCTACTCGTCGGCTTTCGTCTTCCCTGTGGCATTTTCTTTTAATTCCTTAAATTCATTATACTGCTTCATAAGAAGCTCGTAAGATTGAACAACCCCGATCTTACTTACTTCCGTCACGCTCATGTCATGGAACATATCCTCAAGCTCCTTGTCAGCGTATCTCAGACGTTCCTTGTCATCATAAAACACGAATCCAGATGCTCTGTCTTCTATAATGCTCTTGGCGGTGGACGCATATGTCGTATCTAAATCCAGATCCATACCGAAGCTGGTAGCCAACTGGATTATGAACATCAACCTAGAATTGACTTTTACAGCCTCTATATTCAACATCTGTATCTTATGGGTCATCTCATGAAGAACGACAAAATCCTCCTCTTTTATCAATGAAGATGATTTAAGGGCTATCTTCTTAGTCCTATCCTCAATCTCGCTATACAGACGCTTGCTCTCACGTTTTATGGCTATCCAATGCCTTATATGGGTATCCGCCTCTTCTTTAAGATAATCTCTAATCTCTGTTTTTATATCTTTATCTTCCATATTACGCATTATAATCATTGTTGTTTAACTCAATCTCATCACTGATGCTTTGGTCTATAGACCTCAATAAATCTCTGGTACTAACATCCCGCAAGAAGCGGACATTACCACCATTAGCCCTAGCTATCCTCCTTAAAGCGGAGTAAAGTATATCACCCAACGAATATTCAGGCAACTCACGGCATCCGACTTCCATGACAATAAGGGCATGGATACGATCATCTATCTTACTTCTTACGGGACTTCGCATAGTATTTACTTATAAGCTTCCCCTATAATACGTAGCGGGAAATGTTTGAAATTACGTTCAGGATCATCCTTCGTATAACCTATAAGAGATAGATGTTTCTCAAAATGACCTTCCGTATATTTTGAGGTATCCAATGTCATCCTAAATATAGTTCTATTCTCATTGTCAGGATGTTTGTTATATGACACGTCTCCCATACATCCACATCCAAGATGATGCTCCTTGACATGGAAACCATCTTTATGGGTGATAAATAACACGATTTCTATCTTATCACCTATTTTCTGATCAAAAATATTTAGATAAAACTCGCTCTCGTCATCCGTAAGTCCTATATCAAAGGAATCGTTAGGGCACTCGATATTAAAATCGTTATGATCGGCTGTTATCACCTCCATGGCATTCCATTTAGCTTTCTCTCCTTCCACGAACTTCAACGGGCATACCTCGGTCTTCATCCAAGCCTTCTCCTTGATAAAACAACCACACAACGAACATGCCTGTCTTCCCATCAATCTTTGCAGCAATACCTTAGCTGGTAACTTAAAGAAAGCTATATTAGAAGAGTTCTTAGGACATTTCTTACATAATTCAAGACGATTCTTGTACCACTCCGGATAATCCTTCTCATCCTTAGGAATCCTACCCAATAAACTGTCTTCCCAAGCTTGGGCTATTACTTGGGCTTTACCGATTGTTTGCATATTATTTCTTAAATTGTTTTTGTTGAAAATCCTGTAATTGTTCCCATGTCATTCCATACCGACATTGATACATGGCCTCATGGTTATCACGTATAAGAGGATCTCCGTTCTTCAACCCCTCCATATCCTCTATCGCCTTAATCTTCTTATCCAGACAATCAAGCTCAATAGGCATCCTTTCATCCGGATAACGATTACCTTCCTTGACAAATATCCGACGTATCTTATCACGTCTTACACGCATCTCACGGAGATTGCAGATAACGTATCCGATAAACGGGATCCTGATAGATATATTATCGGTATATCTGGAGAGATGATGGATATAAGATACGGATGCTTTCATGCACCACTCGACCTGTTGCTTGGTATATTTTCCTCCAGATCTTCTCACCACCTCATCCACGATATCCCTATCGAATGAAATAAGATTCCTACCCATCAATATCCAATTTGTTTCTCTTGAACACAAACCCCATTACACGGGTATCATCACCCTCCCCGTCAAGAATAAAATAGTTACGTAAGCTTCTCATCTCAATAGACAGCTCACGGGTACGGAAGTTCCCGTTCTTCTTGTCCACCAGAAAACCCCCACGTTTAAGCTCGTTGTTCAGGACAGCGACGTAAGATTCCTTCTGTCCATGACAATCCATGTACTTAGCCCTGGTATCATCCGAGTATCCGTAATTGATGTAGAAAGAAAGTAAGTTTATCGTCCTTTCAGTAATCAAGCTCCTACCCTTGGAATCCAGATAGCCATTGTATATCCTTAAGAACTGCTGGATCATATCCAGCCTAGTGTCGTAAGGCAACGCGAATACGAAAGCTTTTCTCTGTTCCGGCACGTTATTAAAATTTTAAATTTTATTTATTAGATTAATATTTATATCACAAGATATTCAATCTAATTGGGTTAAACGCAAACCCACTACTGACTATCGTATTAATGCACGAATCGCCAACTACTTTTCTAGCTATCCCAATAGCCCCGTTAATATCCGCATTTATCAATTTGCCGATAGAGCTTTGAAATAATCCCCTGCGTTTTCTTTTACCTAGATAATTATCTTGATATTTCATCTCCTCAAAAGCCAGATGATCGATCTTTGAAGTATAAGATTCCTCATGAGTAACAACCTCTATACCCAGCAACTTAGCTTTGTACATTATCTTATCAATTAACTTAGAATGAGGGATAGAGACAAAATGCTGGTTATTTCTCCTGCCAATATTTATCTTCTGCTTCCACTCCTTGTTAAGACCGATAATGATACGACCTATATTATTTGATACACAAAAGTTCACGATATACTTGCTAATCTTATGCATCTTATCATCGATCCAACAATTACGATACAAAGAGATTCTTCTTATTCTCCTAGAAGTCCCCTTATCGCCAACATACGACATTAATCTGGTTTTCTTCTTATTATACCACCGATTCAATGATTTGATAACTTCCCCGTTTATAATGAAAGGCTTGATGCCTACATTACTGATACATGAGCATAAATTATTCAATCCTAAATCGATCGAAAGGAAATTATCCTTATCCAAGTTTAAATCTATCTCCTTTCTTTCATAAATTACCTCTACCACATAACAAGTAGCTTGGGGTACTATCCTTACCTGTTTTAACTCATCTTTCTTTACATTAGTTTTTATCGGTTCAATAACATTCTTAACAAAATGAATATAACCATCATCCTTTACCCGACAAGAGAAAGTCGTAAATACAACCATATTCTGCTTCTTACCTTTCTTGTACTTCGGAAGATGAGGTCGATGATTGTTATACTTATCCGGATTCCTGTCAAAATCACTCTTCAACTTGATCCATGAATTAACGCTCTTGAATACCTGACCAACCACTTGTTGTGATACAGATGCAGGTAGCTGTCTAAAATCAAATTGATTTTCCCTGCCTAATTTAGTCGAGAGATCATATTCCTTCAAATACTCCTTATTGAAAATACCCTGCCTTACCAGATACAACACATAATTGTACAGCAATCCGGATTTAAGGCAAATATCCTCAAATCGATTATCTTTTATAATATATCTATCAACCAATCTCATTTCTAATAATAGAATTAGTTTTCGACAAAACTACTTAAAAAAAATATCGTTGTCAAGAAATTATGCCATAATCAACATAATATATGCTGATTAGCATGTATTTACGAACATCCAAAGGGAAAAGGTGGTGGAAATGGCGGAGGAAGGCCGAATGAGTCCACCGTAAGCCACGGCAACGAGGCCAGTTGAGCACCGGCCATACATGCCTCCGAGCGGCGGTGGACAGCTCTATCCTGCCTCACGGGACATGACCACACCTTTTCCCTTTGGATGCCTTCCTGCCGTGCTATGGGATATAAATCCAAAGGAAATGTGAAGTCTTGGGGCGATGGAGCCTGCCGTAGAGGATACGGGCGGCCGGAGCGTGAGCGACTGCACATGACTTCACTTTTTCTTCTTTGGCTTCTGCTCCGCCCGATCCCCTTCCGGGTCCCGGACTCCGGTAACATCATATGGCATTGTTATTATAAGCTTGCGGTGTCCTGCCTGACGGCACTACACCTTGGCAGTAAAAATATTAATTAGCTATATAGACATTTGACTTCATGATATACCCTACACAAAACATGGAGGATTAGGAAGTAGGATATATTAATATAGTTAATTATAATTAATAAATATACCTATTAATGCGCGCGCAACAAGTATGATGTCAAAAATGATCATACAGAAACACAGATATTTACCCCCCCCATTTTATTACGACAATTTCGTATAAACAACAAATGGGCGACCTTCACAGGCTACCCATCCATCCGAATAACTTGTTTCGTATTTACGGAACTCGTATATTCGCAGCAAATAAAATATCCTATGGGAACAAAGATAAGATTTTTACATATAATGAAATCAAATTTCGATAAGATTCTTACCGAAAGATATACTCCACGTAATATTCAGGCCAAAAAAGATGAGCTAGGATGCGTAAAACTTCCAGCCGGGTCACTTATATGTCCAGTCGATTTTAAACCTGTTACCAATAAGGAAGGCAAAAAAGTGACAGCTATAAAATATTCATTGAAACATGAGGAGTATCATGGATCAGGTATTCAGATCAGTGATGAATGTAAGATGGCAATGATATATCTTATTATCATAAACGTATTCAAACATGTGTTTCTAAGAAATAGGATGCATGGCGGGAATAGAGATCAGATAGAGATCAATACCAATGATTTTATTGATATCCTATCAGATGGATGCGCTTATTTCTGCTACCGTCATGTGTTAAGGGATTCTCATGAGGATATGAACTACCAGCTTATAAGCTTAAAGGCTTGGGCTGAAGGAGAGATTATGATAGCTTTATCGGATATCATAAAATACAAGCATAGGGCTAGTAAGACCCCAAGGATAAAGGATATGTTTGTAAAGAAAGGAGAATCTGTATATACCTGCCTTGATAAAAATCTTGATTCGAATACCAGAAGATGGATGGCTAACAAAAGTCGTAAATTAAATAGAGTCAAGATGTTATCAAAAATAATATTCTCAGCTAGAAACAGAAATATAAATAAGATATATAAGGTAACTAAAAAAAGAACTGTCAAATTCAATGTGTCATATCTTATGGATAGATTGAATATAAAGTTATCAAAAGAAGGTATGATGCTAATATCCCAAAGAACGGTATATCGGATGATAAAAGAAGTTCTTAGTATGTGCTGTAAGACTATATCCGATTTATATGATGAGGTAAAGAAAAACAACGGAATAGTTAATACCAAAGACAGGAAAAATATAACTATCGGACACCTAAGACTATCATACAGAGGAAAGATAATGCATATAATCATCGCAGAAGATTTTATAAAAGACGTCTTTTTAGAGGTAAAAGGGTCCGAGATGAGTAAAGCTGGATGATTTGAGTATCAGATATAAAATTTAATATTTATATATTATTCACATTTATTTTTAATAGTTAATTATAACTATTCGTATCTTTGTACCATAAACCTAAAAAGATATGGTAAAAGAAGATTTTAAAAATGAAAACGACCTCCTTCGTCATATTATGACGGTGGATAAAAACGTGGAGCAAGGTCGTGCCTTGAAAAAGATTTTCACCACTAGGGAGAATCTATTTATTACCGGTAGAGCTGGTAGTGGTAAAAGTACGTTTATGAGACGTATCGTAAAGTTCTTGGGTAAATGTGTTATCGTAGCCCCGACTGGAGTAGCGGCTTTGAATGCCGGTGGACAGACCATCCATTCGTTCTTCTCTATAAAGAACGATCCTTACATTCCTTCTATCGAGAGAGGTATGTTATCGAATAAGGTGGATGTAAGTCCGTTTATGAAGAAGAAGATCAAGAATCTTGATACTATCGTTATCGACGAGATCAGTATGGTAAGGCCTGATTTACTTGATGAGGTAGCTGACGTACTTAGACAATGCAGGCGTAGCAAGGAACCTTTCGGTGGAGTTAGGTTGATTATGTTTGGAGATCTATCGCAACTACCTCCTGTGGTGACGGCGGATGATTTTATCGATAGGTATTATGAGAGCCGGTTCTTTTTCTCATCTAAGGCATTAAGAGCCTCAGGATTCTCGGTCATTACCTTCGAGAACGTGTTCCGTCAAAAAGATCCTCAGCTTCTTTCAGTACTTGAGGATATAAGATGTGGTGTTATTACCGATGAGTCAAGACAGATATTGGATAGTAGGGTCAAGTGTCCGGATAATATGGATAATACTATAATTATATGCTCAACTAACAAAGAGGCATATGAGATAAATAAGACTAATCTTGATAAGATCAATAATAAGGTATTTAAGTTCGATGCTACTGTATTCGGGGAGAAGCCTGTAGCGCCCTGTGAGGATGAGCTTATAGTAAAGGTAGGAGCTAAGGTCATAATAACCAGAAACGGCAATGGATATGTCAATGGCTCGATGGGTATCATAACCAGCATAGATACTGTTGATGAGACGATATATGTTCATCTAGATAACGATACTGAGGTGGAGATAACCAAAGAGAAGTGGGAGAAGATGAAGTATAAGCAGGTAGACGATTCCCTTGAAGGCATTTCTTGCGGCTATATAATACAATATCCATTGAGGTTAGGATACGCCATAACTGTCCATAAATCCCAGGGAATGACTTTAGATAATATATTTGTAGACATCAGCAGAGCCTTCGAGATAGGACAGATATATACCGCTCTTTCAAGATGTAGGTCAATAGACGGTCTTTATCTAAAATCAGTTCCTAAGGAAGATATGGTACTGCTAAGCGATAAGATATCTGACTTCATAGATAAGGTGGATGAGAATGAGGGTGTTTTGAATCCGGAAAAGATATCTGACATCGGAAAGGATATGATAAAGAAGCAACAGGATTTATTTAACTTTGACGAATACGGATTATAATGGCTAAGAAAGAACTTTTTTCAGACGTAGATGAATTAGTATCATCTTTAAATAAAGAGCTTGGAGAAGGCTCGATAATGAACTTCGGTGACGATAAGCCTATAATATCCATACCAAGGGAAAGCACCGGTTCGCTGGTGGTGGACAAGGCTCTCGGCGGCGGATGGGCGGTAGGCCGGATTCATGAGCTGGTCGGGATGGAGTCTTGTGGCAAGACTATGATGTGTACGTTAAGTATGATCGAGTTCCAGAAAAAACATCCAGATAAGCTAGTAGCTATAATAGACGTGGAGAACGCTTTCGATATTGAGTACGCTAGGAAAATGGGGTTGAATATAAACCGGTTTTTGATCTCCCAGCCAAGCTACGGTGAGCTGGCTATTGACATCACGGCCAAGCTGGTGGAGTCCGGCAGGGTAGGATTTATTGTCGTGGATTCCGTGGCAAATCTAGTCCCGAAGAAGGAGATCGAGGGTGATATGGAGGATAGTAACATGGGATTGCAAGCTCGATTGATGTCAAAGGCTATGAGAGTTCTTACAGGGATCGTAAACAAAAGCGACTGTGTTCTGGTATTCATCAATCAGTATCGGGAGAAGATCGGTGTTATATACGGAGATCCTAAGGTAACGACCGGAGGTAACGCCCTTAAGTTCTATGCCTCTATCCGTATGGAGATGGCGAGAAAAAAGGTTATATTAGGTGAGGACGGATCTTCAGTAGGTCATGAGGTCAGGATAAAGGTGCTTAAGAATAAGACCGCAGTACCGTTCCAGATAGCCGAGACAGCCTTATATTATGGAGTTGGGTTTGACAAGGAACTTGAACTTTTGAAGTTATGTGAGGAAACCGGTATCTTTACCCGTAAAGGATCATGGTACTGGTACGGGGATGTTCGGGTCGGTAATGGCGTTGAGAATACGTTAAGTATCATGAGAGATAATTGTGAGTTATGTCAAGAATTAAGAACTAAACTAAATATTTGACTATGGCAATAGGAGTAAAATTTGTGGATGTAATTCCATCCAGCGTAGAGAATGCCGCTGAGGTTAAGAAGGGGGATGTGAAGAACTATTTGTTCGTAGGTATTCCTATGAGCGAGTTTATTGGAAAGAGATATGAGTATGAGGGATTCATATACATGTGCCTACAGGGTGTCACTGGTGGCACGGAGCTTGGCGGTGATATAGCCATAGCCGTATTGAGACCGGTTAGACCCGCCGTAGGGCAGGCATCTTATCATTTGGTATCGTATACACCTCTTACGTATACGAGATCTGATGTGGCGATATTCCTTCGCAATGGTGATTTTAAGGTTGTTAAACGTGACGATTGTAATCTTATCTGATCATGGGGACATATATATCGATAAAATCAACGGTAAACGCATTCAGGTACGGTATTGATCCTATACCTGAATGGTTCGATAAGATATCTAACAAGACTGATGAGGTTGATGTTATGGTTGAAGGGAATAAGGTAAAGGCATTGGATATAAGGCTAGAAAATGGCATTCTACGGGCTTTTTACGGTTATTATATAGGTATGTATCCGGATAACTCAATACAGGTGTTTAGACCGGAGGATTTCCATTCATTATATACGTTGAAGTTATGAATATATCAATAGGTATAGATCCGGGTATAGACACCGGAGGATTGTCCATGATCCCAGAAAATGGCGAGGTTAAGGTAATTATGACTCCAAGGATATCGGTTAAGGGGGATATAGATCTTAGGGCTATATCAAGCTTCTTCCTCGATGCCGCTGACAAGATCCAAGAAAAGGGAGGCGGGACGCTGGCGATCGCCGTCGAGGACGTCCATAGCATCCACAACAGCTCGGCCGCCAGCAACTTCACCTTTGGCGGGAGACGCCGGGAACCGAACGCCCTATTCGCTATGATGGTGGAGATGATGGAGCGATACGGATCTCACCCGGATGTTAGGTTCATGTTCGAGGAGGTGCAACCAAAGACCTGGCAGAAGGAACTTCATACGACAGCCGATCGGGTGTATACGGCGGCGAAGTTAGACACGAAGGCTACCTCCATCCGATGTGCCATGCGCCTTTTCCCTTTGGTCTCTTTCGTGAAACCATGGTCAGGGAAAGGAGTGCAACCTACTAAGATACAAGACGGAATGTGTGACGCCACGCTTATAGCCGAGTATATTAGACGTAAGTTTAAACTATTTTAATACTATTAAGTATTTATTGTATTTGTATTAATATAATTATGATTATATTTGCGATGTAATAAAAAGTTGTTCGTTATGCTTATAAGATGCTTGTCGAAGTCATTAAATGAGAAGTTGGGTAAACTGGATACGGTGGTTAAGAACGCCGGTTCCAACTCCCTTTATAAGGATCTTAAGATAGATGTTGTCAATAATCTGGCTTATATCACTTCCGTAAATGCCAAGGTATGTGTTATAGAGCGATTGGAGGTCGAGGCTGACTCTAACTTCTCTTTCTTGGTAGAGGCAAGCTCTTTTATTAAGTTCATGAAAAAACAGAAGAATTGCGAGATTACGATACTGCTTTCAGATAAAAAAGATCAGATAACGATCCGCTATGCTTCTGGTGAGTATAGTTGTCCGGCTTTTGATATCAATACATTCCCGCAGGTACATAAGATACTTGATGGAGGAATTAAGGTTAAGATGAGCGATTATGTTTCGGTTCTTAACAAAGCCAGCGATTATACGGAGGTAGATGACTTTTATCCATGCATCGAGAATGTGGTCATTGATATTGATGATATTAATATTAATATAGTAAGTACGGATAGAAATACTATTTACAGGTATTTTGTCCCTAATCAGGATAAGGTAGAGAAGATGTTTATCCCGGTATCGAACGAATCCGCGATATTGCTTGATAAGCATATCAATAAGTCATCGGATATGTTGTCTATAAAAGTGGACGATACTAAGACTTATTTCTCTACGCCTGATATGGATATGTATGAGACCCATTTTGAGGGTAATTATCCAAATTGGAGGTTCGTGGACGAGCATTTTGTCAAAACAAGTACCTATGTCTTTGATAAGGATCTACTCGTCCAGGCTCTCCAGAATAATATCAAGGTAAATGAGTTCGATCATTGTAAATTGATATTCACTGAAAAAGGATGCGGTATTATGTCAGAGAACCCTATGTCTGGAAGATCTTGTAAGGAAAGGCTTACGGCTTTATCGCATAACGGTAATGATATTATATGCGATGTGCTATGTGGTAGGTATCTTGGTATAGTTAAAAGCATATCATGTAATAGGATCGTTATCGAGCATGACCATAAATCTCATTTCAACAAGATTTATGGGGAGGATAATAAGAATGAGTATTTCTTATCATCATCAATTATTGTTTAATTTTTAAATATATATAATATGGGAGTTCGTGAAAATTCGCTAGGATCTAATAATCACTACTTTAAGATAAGTGGTGGTGGAGTTCTTTATCAATCATCCAAGGAGCCTAAAGAAGGTTATGAGGAACATGTGAATGATAAGACCGGGGCTGTATCTTATTGGAAAGTATTTTGGAATGGTATAGAGGGATATTTATCAGATATTGAGATAAGGGAGGTTGACTATAACGGGGCAAAAAATAAATACGTAGCTATAAAAATAAGCGATGATGAAGGGAACTATATTATAAATGTTCCTTTGATGACTCAAAAGGGAGGTATTAATAATTATGTTAAGTCATTGGTGAGATACTTGCCTAATATTGATCTAAAGCGTAAGGTGGTAATCAATCCAGCTCACGCTAGAAAAGGAGATCAATATGCCCCAGGTAATTTTTTTATCTCATATGCTAGGGAAACTCCTGATGGAAGGGATGAGCTTATACAGCAATATTATAAGAATGGTCAGAATGGATGGCCTGACAGAGTTGAGAGTACTGATATAATGGGGAATAAGAAGTTTGATTATACAGCTCAAGACGCTTTTGCCTATCAAGTACTTAATAAGTACATTCAAAGCATTAAGACAGATGGTGTGAAACCCGCTCAGTCGGCAAGCCAAAACAACGCTGGTGAGGCTACAACGCAAACGCCCCCACCGTCATATCAGCCGCAAGCCCAGCCGCAGACGCCTCCCCCGTCATGCCAGCAGGTTCCGCAGCAGCCAGCCCAAGCGCCTTTTTTTGGAGGTCAGCAGCCGCCACAATATCCTCCTTTTGGAGATGACAATGATCTTCCTTTCTGATTTATATGGATAAGGTTTGTTTCAAATGTGGTAAAATAAAATCCATAGATGAGTTTTATAAGCATCCTAAAATGAAAGATGGACATTTTAATAAGTGTAAGGAGTGCGCTAAAAAAGATGTTCATGATAAATATAATGATAATATCAAAAATCCCGATTTTGTAGATAAAGAAAGGGAAAGAGGAAGAGAAAAGTATAAGAGGCTTGGATATGCAAGTAAGCATAGTAAAAATTATAAAACAAAATCTTGTGTATATAAAGGTTTAAGTAGGTCATTAAGATCAAGAGGATTTGATTTAAAATACAAAGAAGCTCATCATTGGGATTATGATTGTTTAAAAAGCGGGTTTATTTTATCAAGAAGAGCACATAAACTTATTCATAAATATCTAAAATTGGATAATGAAAATAGATTTTTCTTTTATGGTGAGAATCTTCTTGATACTAAAGAGAAACATAGAATATTTATGGATAAGATATTTGAGATAAATAATGTTGATTATAAATATGTAGAATTTGATTTATGATAGAAAGTAATTTTAATATATCTACTAAAGTGAACCGTGTCTCGATGCCTACCCAAAATAAGGTAGATACGGTTATGAAGAACTTAGGGCATCGACCTTGTGTAGCGTATTCCGAGGAAAAGAATATGTATTATAAGGATGGAGAATGGGTAGCGTCAGATCTTGACGCTACTATCTTACCTCTTAGGGAGATGTTCGAAAAGACATCTGATTTGAAGTTAGGATTGAAGATCGTGTATTTAATAATCAAATTATAATATGGCCACAATTGAAGATATCAAAAAACTTCTGGAGAGTAAGTCATTTACATCAGCCAGAGACCTTGATGAGCTTGAGGAGAAGCCGGATGATAAACAAAACGAGGTTAGATTGAATTGCGAACCTATGGTAGGGATGGTGGAGAAAGAGGGAAAGATCTTCCTTAACTCCGTAAGATTCTCGAAAGCATGGAACTCGTTGGGTAAGGATATTCCTATCAAGCAGGGTAATGCCTTCCCATTAGGGCAGGGTGATGTCCTTGATATAGACACAGGGGTGTGGGCATCGTTCCCGGATAATACCATAGGGGTGTTGATGATGCTGCCGTCGTTTACCGGCGATACGGGACTTACTTTGGTGGGATCACCGTTCGTCTCGTCTAATAACGGGAATATCATGATCAGGGTCACTAATGTCCGTAAGGATATGGCTATAGTCGAGAAAGACAAACATATAGCTGAGTTAATTATAGTCGGCAAGATAAAAGCCGATATTTTTAGAACTTATAAAAGTAATGAGGATGTTCGGATTGAAGATAGTAAAGAGTAGCTATATAAATACTCTAAAACAGGATCTTGATGAAGCTATTAGCTATTCAAGTAGATTAAAAAGAGATTATGAGGATTCCCGCAAGAAGATAACGGAATTAGAAGAGAAAGTAGGGTATCTTGAAACTCTTTCCGATTCCCTTAATATGGATATAGAACAAAAGGATTCTATTATAATTAAGATGGGTAATGAGCTTAGTAAATCAAGAGAGATATATAATGAGTCGGTAAAAGATAAAGAGACTCTTAAACGGGCTTATATGGATATCGAGAAGAAACATAAACTATCATCTAAATTACTCGATGAGGCTAGAAGAAGATATAAGGAACTTGAGGATCAGAATAAGGCTATGTCCGATCGTATCAAATATCTTGAGGCAGAGCTTTTAGATAGCGATGTACCTGATGAGGTTGTTGTTGATGAGGATAAGATGGATCCTAATTCCGGTCATATTGATATACCTGAAAATAACGCCCCTGAGGTCGCTGATGCCGGTATTGACGTAAATGTCGAGAATAAGGCGGAGGATAAGAAGAAATCTAAGAAACGTAAAAAATCTAAGAAAAGTGAATAAGATCTTGTTTTTCTTGTTAACGTTATTTACCTTAGCGGTTGTCGGATGCGGTACGTCAAGAACCTATTATACGGAATATGATACTACTGATATATCTTATGTGGTGGATTCTATAGTGTCTTCCGGGACCGTGATGGGCCAATGGAAGGAGTGGCGGTTTACGCTGGACGACGGCCGGGTCGATAACTTTGGCTTCACCGCCCTATACGACGCCAAGGGAAAGGCTAGAGGGTCTATACAGGTAAGGCAAAGATCCGATACGTTTAATATCAAGATAATTGATTACCATAAAAAAGATAAGTAATGGAATACGGACTAGGTTACATACCATCGCCAGCAGATGATAGGGACGCTATTATGAACATGCAGCATGAGGCTGTCCCTGATGAGTATAAGGTCAATAACGTTGATAGCGTAGTGGATCAAGGGTCTTCTCCTATTTGCGCTGCGGTAAGCTTATCTGAGATACTTAACTGGAGAAAGAGTATAAGGGCTATTAAAAGACCGGCTAAGATCTCTCCCTACGATATATATGATCTGAGAGAGGATAAGGATCAAGACGGGATGGTTCTTCGTGACGCTATCAAGTCTATCAAGAACGTAGGCGTAGATGGGGAGAAAATAAACAGTTACGCTAGGATCATAGATCCGGTATCGGCTAAGGTAGCTTTGATGCTGAATGGGCCTTTGGTTATAGGTCTGTATTGCTATAATTATGGTAATCGATTCTGGCAAGGCCAAGGGCAGAACTTGGGAGGTCATGCCGTTATCCTCACCGGCTGGGACAAGGCCGGCTTCGTCCTACAGAACAGTTGGGGGACGGGATGGGGTAGGTCTGGCGTGGAGACGTTCCCGTTCGAGGATTGGTGCTATATGCTAGAATGTTGGACAATAGTTTCATAAAGTTACTATATAAACTTCGAGAAATTTCTATCCACATCCTCTTGTGAAAGCCGATGTGGTGTATTTAGGACCCGTAGCTCAATTGGTAAGAGCAACTGGCTCATAACCAGAAGGTTGTCGGTTCAAGCCCGGTCGGGTCCACGCTATTTTTTGGGGAAAAACTAGCATAGAGTTTTGTCATTAGGTTTTTTAAAGTTTAGACGTTTGATGTCCTGGTTCGTGAGAATAAGGACATATGCCCTAATAGTTCAATGGATAGAACACGTCGGTCCTAACGATGAAATTTCGGTTCGATTCCGGATTGGGGTACATGGTGTTTTCTTAAACATATTCCCGTAGGTCGGTAATTAACGATAACCGGTAGACAGCCTACGGGAATTAATAAAATCTTACGTGCTTAAGATCGCTTTCAGTTCTATTTTTCGTGTGTATCTATAGGAGGGTAGCACGACCCTCCTTTTTATAAATACTATTTGCTATGGACATTAATCAGATAAAAACGTATCTACCATCAGGATGGGATGTGGTTGATCTAATAGATCACGGCATAATCGATCTTGATATCATGAATGGGAAGATGATTGGTGAGTATGTGGCTGTGTTGATGATAAAGTCTTATGATAAGATTACTGAATCACATAACTTAACTACTTTCTCGTTCCATGATAAGGATATGGGTGGATTACGGAGATTGGTATCGAACGCTATAATGGCGGTTGGGTTAAGGAATAATCCTATGACAGGAGATGGGAACACGGCAATCAAATAAAGGTGCTGAATACACTGAAAGAGGGATATTGGATATCCTTAACAGACAGTTCTTGGTATCTCCTAGATGGATTATAAACAACTTGTATGTCTATAACTGGGAGTCTGATTATCTGGCTATAACCAGATCCATGTACGCTTATGAGGTTGAGGTGAAGATCTCGTTGGCTGACTATAACAAGGATTTCGAGAAAGAGGGTAAGCACCAAGTAATGCAAGGCTGGTTCGAGGCACGGAAGCAAGCCCTATACGAGACCGGGGACTGGGTCAGGTACGGCCGCCCCAACTACTTCTACTACTGCGTGCCGGATGGGTTGGTTGATCCTAAGGACATACCTCCGTACGCAGGACTCGCTTATGTTTGTGGCAGGAATTTGAGAAAGATCAAGGACGCCCCTATCCTGCATCGTGATAAATTTGACCCCGAAGCTTATAAGATGGCAGACAAATTCTACTATAATTGGTGGAATGAGAGACGTAAGGCCAGACAGATAGAAGGGAAGGATATGAAAGATGAGTTCAGGAAGAGCATGAAAAAGGTGAAGGAGAAGATAACCGTCGATGCCAAGATCAGGGCGATGGAGGCGTTCTGGAGCGTCTGCGATTATGCCTACTGGCCGTATGGGGGAAGAGGGGTGCCCGGAATGAGACCCAACTGTTCCGCTTGTGGCGAGGAATGTAAATTACAATGTCCGAAAGGAAAGGAATTTAAAAACAAGATAAGATGAGCAAGATCAAAAATGTATTGGCAAAAGCCATTTCGTTGGCCTCAGAACAGCCTATGAGCTATAACGAGGCAATTGAGTTACTTAATGATATAGATACATGTAAGGTCAAAATATGGCTGGAAGAAGGAGCGATATTGCCTAAGTACGCACATAAGGAGGACGCTTGCATGGATCTGTTCGTTAAAAACATAGAACTTGACGGGGGTAGGATTATATACCATACTGGTGTGCATGTAGCTTTACCTGAGGATTATGAGATGGAAATCCGTCCACGTAGTAGTATCACAAAAACCAAGGCAATTATCCAAAACTCTCCGGGTACTGTGGATGAGGGATACAGAGGGGAGATTATGGTAGTATGTAGACGTATAGATCGTTATGGAGATCCTTCTTATTCTAAAGGAGATAGAGTAGCTCAATTGCTTATCCGTAGACGGGAACGGATCGTATGGGATGAGGTGGAATCATTAGAAGATCTTGGAACGGCTGATAGAGGAAGTAATGGATTTGGTAGTACGGGTAAATAATTGATGATATGGAAGATAGGAATACGTCAACTACGACTAATGAAAGTTTGAGAGAAGCAGGTAAACAATCAAATCCTGTTATGTATGGATGGAAATGTCCGGTATGTGGAAGGGTATATTCACCTTTCACGTCTATGTGCGCTTATTGCGGCAATAATAACATGAATCATATTACATGCAAGGTTACTGGATAATCGATATGAGCGGAAGAGTTAAGATAAAGTCCAAAGATAAGGATAAGAAACCTAAGATCGATGTATTTAAGGTAATAGAGAGCCGGTTTAAGAACATGAACGAGCTTCGGGATCTGATCGATACGGACCCAAGGAAAGGGCTGGTCAGGATCCGGGACGGGGCCGGCTTTAGGGAGGTGGAGCGGGGTGGATGCCTGCACCAGAACTACCTTAACCTGTTGGAGGAGGAGCTGGGAACTAAATTATCCATAGACCTTATGGATAAATATATTAAAAGGAATATCTAGTTTTATACATCTGCCCTAGGAATTACTTAGGGCAGGTTCGTTTTATATACCGAAGTGTCTACCACGATCTGGTTATCCAGATCCTCAATCAACTCAATGATTTCATCCCTTATATCGTAAGAAAGCAAGATCGGGATTATGGTTAACATAAAAGATAGTATTATCCCGAATCCTATTATGACAATGATATCATTATACCCTACATCTAATATCGGCATGACAAACATCAACCCTGACGTGAATATCATTACGAACAACGTGGATATCTCATTTATCATATCCCGCTCCATCGTATCCTTAATCATATCTCCTCAACTTTAGTATGGTTTATTATCCTACTGATATGACGGATACTTAACCCCGTCCTGTCCTTTATCTTACCATATACGTAGTTCCTTGATACGACCGTAGCCAAATCACCTAGCTCGTTAAGTATCTCGTCATACATCTTATGTATCTCGTTGTTGCGGATAACCGTACTATCCCTTACATATATCTTCTCGATATCGTCATCGCAGAAGAAGATCTTGATTTTATGTAGTGTGTCTCTAAACATGATTGTAGTTTTGTTCCAAAGATATGAATTTTTGATATCCGGTCAAAGACAATACATGGAGAAGCCAAAAAGAACGGGAGGCGGTGGTAGGACGGGGGATGCCCGGAAGGATGGAAGCCAGCCCGTTTCCTTGAATTCAGCGACATGATATGAGAATAAATCATATATTTGTATGTACAAAATGCATAATAATATGATATTGAATAAAATTAACTCAATGGGGGGGGGTATTTCCAACCTCCATAAAAACAATAGATTATGTTAAGAAGAAGATTTTATCAAAGTTATAAATCGCCTATTAATAATGGCGTTTATGCTGTTAGACAAGATGGCAGGTTAATACCTTTATCAAGAGCTGATAATTCGTGTATATCTGTGGCTATTATATATGATGGTCATAAGATTATGATTGAGAAAAACGAGGACTCTAATCAGAGCTACAAAACGGCCACGTCTGATTTGCCCGATTCTTCTAACAAGACTTACTCTTTTTATTGGGGTGAACATGGCACGGATCAGATTGGCATTACAAATTATGACAAGGTGGACGGTATCAATAGTTTTGGTTTCCTGAAACAGGAATCGGGTTCATACGGCGGTACTCCCAACATTTCGGAAAATATTTCTTCATGGACAAGCGGGGTTTTATCTGATTGGAAGGGGAAGGCTAATTCAGAGGTATTAAAAAGAATAACTACCGGTGGCGGTTCTTATACTTCCTATGCGACAGCCGGTCATGTACTTAATACGTTCTTGGCCAGTCCTGACGCCAAAGGGTATGATGATTGGTATATCCCATCATGTGGTGAGCTTTCATTGATATATATGCACTTGACGAGTGTCAATAACGCATTATCGGCTATTGATGGACAATAATTAACTAAGGATTACTATTTGTCTAGTTCGGAGTACGATCCGGAAAATTTCTGGATCGTACTATTCAATAATGGGCGTGTATTTAAACGTCTAAAGAGATTGGGCTGCCGTGTCAGGTTTGTCCGTAAAATCGAGTGATAATAACATTTCATATGGGATCCAATGGAACGGGCCGGATCACATCCTTCCTGGCCTGCCCATCGGGTCTTCCGCCAGCTACTTCTATTGGCTAACACCCCTCCATCCATGTCGAGGTTTGAAATATCCCCCCCC